GATACATCAAATAATCTATAATTTGTAGCATATGACGTAACTGGTTTAGTCCAAACACGATTATAAAATAAATGTTCATTTGTTTTATATTCTTCATCTGTAAACTTCATCAAAAACTTTTTGTAATTTTCATCTACAAATTTATAATTGTCTGTAAATATTTCTTCGTACCGAGCCCAAACAGTTTCTTCAGGTCTAATGTCTCTTTGTTTTTGTTCTTTTGTTTGCTGATTAATTTCAGTAACAGTTCCTCTTGTATCAAACCCACATAAATACAAACTATACTTGTCTTTCAAAGATGAAAGTTTATTAAAAGTACCGTGTAATAATTTTAAATCATGTAAGTGAGATGAACCACCTAACCAACCAAATCTTAGAATATCTGATGGTTCTGTTTTAGATTGAAACTGTTGTTCTTTTGGATTAATTGCGTTTGGTAAAATATATACGTTTTTGTTAAACTTTTTTATTTCATCTGCGAAAATTGTTGTTGTGGTTGTAACGTAAGATGCGACTTTTAAATTGTTAATAATTTTTTTATGAATTTCTGCTGACACTACCATATGGTGGACTGGGTGTTCTTTTGTTGGGAGCCAATAATCATCCAAATCCATTATAGTTATAATACCTATAGAATTTAGTCTTTGAATTAAATTTGCTGAGTTATCATATTCATGACCAATTGTTCTGTGAAAATGTACTATATCATACTCCCTCCAATAATTATAATCATTTACTTTAGGTTCGTAGTCGATATCAACATGAAATTCTTCGGGGTAGTTATTTTGAAGACAAACGTGAGGGTCAATAGAACGGAACTTTCCGACACCTGTTTTGTCACTAGGTAGAACAAGAACTTTAATTTTTTTCATATTTAGGATTAATTTTTTATAAAAATATAATCCCTTTTTTTAATTAAATCAATTCTGAATTTTATTTTAATTTTTGAACTTTTGTAACTCTACCAACAAATACGTGTTTACCAACTTTGAATTGTATTATTTCATTAGTACTATCTGTTGACTCGGCGATTAGACCTGCACTTTCCAATTCTTCTCTAATAACATCCCTTACAGTATCTCTCACTATGTTTCTAATCATAGTTTTCATTTCATTAACGTTAATTTGAGATTGGCTTGTTTGTTGTGATTTAGGTTGTTGTTGAGTTTCTTTTTTGACCGACTCTTTATTTTGATTCATGTTCATTAATCTTTGAGCTCCCTCGATGATTTCATCAGGTATCGCGGTATTTGCGGTCATATTTGGTTGTACTATTGGTTGCTCTATCATTAATTTTTTGATTTCATCAGGGAGTTTAGAGTTCATAATTCTACTCTCAGCCAACGGTTTAGTTGGGTCAAAATTTTTAGTAGTGGGGGTAGTAGTCTCTGATAAAAATTCTTGTGGAATATTATAACTTGCTTGAGGTGTTTCAAATTCTTGTAAGTTAACGTTAGTTGGAAATTGAGCGGTACCTCTTTTTATTTCTGTGTGTTTATCCATTATTTTTTTTGAGACTGCCAGTCTCTGCATTAAATCGTTTGTTGTGTTCATTTTACTCTATATTTTCTTTGTTATTGTCAAAAACTGCATTCAATATGACTCTTGACATAAGTTTATCACCATTTGGGTTATACCCTGGTCTTACTTCAGTAAACGTATCACCTTGTGGTTGATAAGTCAATATTTTAGCTAATTTGAAAAATCTCCAACCAGGTATTGGGTTGTTTCTTGTAACGTTAGAGTGTGACACGCCTTGTCTTTCCCAAGCTCTCAATACAGGTTCGTTGTTTTTTGTAAAACCAAAGCAAACAGGCTCTATATCACGATATCCTCTTCCATATTCTTCACCATCGTAATTTATAGTAATTACCTTTTTTTTGCGAATACTATCTTGAACCTCATCAGGAGGTGCCGCTTCGGTAATTAAATTTGTAAGTGTTTTTAGTAGTCTCACGTTACGGTATAATATGGATTATTAGATGAAAATTTGTTTATTTTTAAATCGTCTTTTCTTTCCATTATATCGGTAGAAGTTCCTGCGTTTTGGTTGTAAACATCTAAATCACCACCAGTACCTCTACCAATTTTATCACCATCTGCAATTGCGTCGGGATGTATGGACGAGTATGGGTTTGAATCTTTAAAATCGTTTCTAGCAAAAAGTCTTTTTCTTTGTTCTTCGGCAATTCTTGACAACCCATTGTCAGGTTGTGAAAAATCTAATTTATCTGATTGTGTTGCCATTATAATATTTTTTGTATAAGTTTATTAATTGTTTTTACTTCTTCATTAACTCTTGGGTCAATACTACTTAAAGTTGTAGAATGTGAATCCAAAGGGTTCTTAATTAAATTGTCTTTTGTGTGAGAGTCTATAAATTGATTTTGCATACCTGCATTCATTTTAGTTTTTTTACCACCTTTATCATTTTCTCTCCAAACTCTTAAAACCTCATCACACCAATTTCTCATTCTATCTCCACCATTAAGAATGAACGGGGCGTCCTCTTTATTTCCATTATAATTATCAAACCAACTTTTAATTCTTTTAACTTGTTGATATGTCGCCTGCTTAGACTTTCTTAATTCTTGGTTCCTATTATAACCCTCAACATTTTGGTTGCCCTCTACGCCACCAAAACAATCACCAAGATGTTTAACTAGTGAATCAGGAATTATTACAATTCTGTTATATAGGTTACTGTTCATTTTTAATCATCTGAATAAGTTCATTCACTGAAATGTTATATTCTTTTGCTAATTTTTTTAAGGCTTTAATATTTCTTACTAATAATGGGTGGATAACTTCTTTATCTTTATTTTTTTCAAACTCATAATCAGACGGTTTATCAAATAAAATATCTTCCGCAATATCACTTTCGTCAATTTCTTTTTCTTTTAAAATAGGTCGACCAACAAAACCTTTTTTATTTCTAAACCTTGACCTTTTATCTCTTTTTTCATTTTTACCGAATTGGTCGTCGACTCTTTCTTCGGCATCTTCAGGGTCCATTTTTAATTTTTTTTTGAAATATTTTAAAGTTGTTTTTGCGTCCATATTTTTTGTATCCTTATACCCATACGCTTTAGACATATCTATTTCTTTTACGTGACCTTCACCATAATATCCATACCACCCTCTTAACAACGGGTCTCTTGGGTTTCTTGCTGCTGGGACTATTTGGTCAGTAGTTTTAGTTCCGATTCCGTTGTTTGCCGTTGACAATATTGGGACCTTAGATGAAAGCCATGTTCCGTCAGTATCAACCAATTCTGTCACTTCTTTTTCTTCACCCTTTTTGTCTTCTTTATTTTTTTTCAAAAAAATATCATGCGACTTACAAGGCATATATTTTCTTTCACCATTTTCATTGTGATAATGAGAGCCGACACATCCTAAACTTTTGGCAACTCTTTCTGCTCTTTCTTTAGTTGAATACTTAAATGTTTTCATTCTATCGTTTACCTATAAATACTCGATACAAAGTATTTATCATAAAAAACGATGCCAACTCAAAATTTAAATACCTATTATTACCCAAGATACAAGTCTTTGTTAAATTCAAGTAGATATTTTGATTTAACTTTGGCTGCCGATGAAAGAGACTATGATGAAGAAGTAGTTTTTTCTCCTTATGTTATTGCCAAAGATGATGGAAATAGATTACCAATTTTTTATGATTTGGACAATACGTTAACAACACCACAGTTAATAATGAGTTTTGATAATTTTTACACGGGAGCAACTTTAGTGTCAAAAAATTATTATAACCCAAATAGTGTAGACTTAACTTGCATATCTGCGTTCACTGGTAGTTGTGATATTGGTTTAACCGCTACAGATAATGGGTTATATACAGGTATGACTGGTCAAACTTTATATTATACCATGGGAGTTAGAGATGATTATAAATTTCATCCTCACTATTATGACAGAAGAATGAAAATGCATATGGTTACAGGATACACCTTACCACCAAATACTGTATTTTCAGGACGACCAAAAAATGTTATTTATAATATCGTATCTAAAACAGGTGCGACCGTAAACTATTATCAAGAACTTTATGGTGGTTTTTATCAAGGGTTCTACAAATTATTTGGATACGATTATGAAGTTTTTCCAGAAAGACTAAACAAAGGATGGTCTATGGAAACAGTAATAAAACCAAGAATTACCGACGAGTATGCGATAAATACTAACACGGAAGAATATCTTAACACGAGATATCCGTATAATGCTGGTACTTTTTTCTTTTTTGGTACAAGAGCGGAAAATAAATATTATCATTTTGCCTCGGGTTCACCCGTATCTGACAGTGGGTACACAAGAGTAACCTCGGGATTAACAAGTCTTAGTAGTTGTACATGTGCTCAAACAGCTTTTACTAATGCTAATTGCGTGTTGTTATACCCACAAAGTGCGACAACCGCTTACCATAATATTGGTTGTGGTTGTGGTGCATGTACTGAACAAATTCCTGTACCTCCATTAGACCCTAAATTCGATACACTTTCAAACGCACTATCTATTAGGTTTAGTGGTTGTCCTGCGGACCCTCGTATTTGTGTAAAAGTTTTAAGAATTACAGGAGACTGTGTAACGACTGGTACTTGTTCAACAACAGGCATTACTTTTCAAACAGGTTATACTATCACTGAAGTTTGTAGCCCGCCAATATATGACATATGTGACTACGTTTGTCAAAATATTCTAACCGATAGATGGGTTATGGTAACGGCTGTATTTGAACGGTATACAACAATAGAAGATTGTGATTTGTTGAACTTAGGTGGTTTAGGGGATATAAGGCAAGTTACATATCAGTCTATTCTTAATGGAACTTCATACAATTTAATAATGCCACCTGAAACCCATTCAGGAGGAACAAAAGAAAATAAAGTTTACAGAGTAGTTTTTGACAAAAAATGGTTTGATGATGAATGGTATAGAATGGGGAGATTAAAAATTTATGTTAATGGTTACTTGTTTATGGTAATAGAAAATTTTGAAGAAATAATCCCTCGTGAACTAAACACAGAAAAAGAAAAACAACTTGGAGTACCTTTTAATATTTCATGGGGAGGAGGAACTCAAGGGCTTCATGATAGTTTAATTTTTGATGAATGCTCAACTTGGAGTTGGTCGGTTGGAAATATAAACACAAATTTAGTTTATACCGCCTGTAGTGGCACTGTGATTACTTTGAGTGGAATAACTGGTCAGTCGGGAACGATAAATACTAAATTTAACACTATACCTTATTTTACTACCGCCTCAACCGCAAGTACTTTAACCTACACAGGTAACTATATCCCAACTGAAGGTCCATACCGACAAGACCCCGAATTATTTCCTGATGAAATTTTATCTGCAACAACCTATAGTGGACTTACAACAGAGATTTTGATGGAACAAACTTTTGGGGGAACTTTTATGGGGGGACTTTCTCAGTTTAGAATGTACACTGAACCTATGAGTAGCCCAATGGTTCAACATAATTTTAGAATTTTACAAGAAAAATTTAACTTATTTAATTACTGGTGTCCTAATTGTTTGACTCCTGACATTGTACCTACTCCAACACCTACTCCAACACCTACTCCAACGCCTACTCCAACACCTACACCTTCACCGACACCTTCATACATTTTTGCACAAGCAATACCGTGTTCGGGTGAATTTAATGCTGAGGTAATGTCAGTACCACCTCAATACCAAAATTTAGACAACTATTATGTTCTTGGTGGTACAAATGGTGAATGTTACTTAATAACAGGACCAACTACAGGTCCATCAACAGTTACATGGAATGGATTAGTTTATGGTCAAGGTTCATGTTTGGAATGTCCTCCATACCCAACACCAATACCATGTTCGGCAACGCATAATTTTGTTTCACCAACATTGTATGTGAGTTCAACATTATATCAAGATTTTACCACAAATTATTCTTCGGCGTGTTCAACTCTTTCATGTTTACAAACTTCGGCATGTACATTGAATGGTGCTATTGGATTAATGTATATGGACACATCACAAATACAAGTTGGTACTGTTTTCTATGCCAATACAACAACTTGTAATTATTATGTCTTTACCGGTTATTATATCGCGATAGTATCTTTGAATTATGTGATATTGAACGTTCAAGGTGGTGTAGTTGTACAAATAATTACCAGTTGTTAATAAAAAATGATTATAAAATAAAAGATGGAATTTTATATAAAACAAAACACCAATTTACCAATAATTAAAATGGATGTTGTCATGGACGGTAGAACTGATGCTTATGATGAAATGAATAGTATTTTAGATAACGCAACACTTAGATTCTCTATGGTTAATGAAGATACCGGTTTGTATAAAATTTTTATGAAAGATGCTTATTTAACAACCAAAGACAAAAGAAACCCTGACTCTCCGTGGGAATTTTACATTTATTATAAATGGGGAGGTAGAGATACAAATACCAAAGGTAGATTTATCGGAGAATTTTTGGTTGTTTTAGAAAATGGCGAATTAATTTCTCCAATCAGAGAAGAATTATATATTAATATTATTTGACAAGGATAAATCTTACTCTTATACTTTTAAAGAAAGGTAAATGTCATGCTCATATGACAGCAAATACACCAAAATTAAATAGTATATTATGGTTCCACAAGAAGAAATTGAACGCTTCCTATTAGGCGAAGATGACGAAAAATATATCGTATCACTCGAATACGACTACAAATCATCTAAAATATATAAGGTAATTCAAGACCCTGTTAAGGGTAAATTATTACGCCCCGACACATTTATTCCATTTGCTTGGGTTGGTGACTTGAAAGGTAAAAACTTTTACAAGAACGACAAACACGCACAAAAACGTGCGATGAGTGAAAATGGTATTATCATAGAAAAACTTGATACTCACGATGACGAACGTTTAGAAAACGGATTGAAGTATTTAGTAAAAACAACAAAGTCATACTCAAACCTTGTAAACTTTTTTAAAGGTGGTGGATTAGACCCGTGGGGTAGAGACAACACAGACTCAATTCAAATATTATCACCCGTAGAACAATACTTAATTCAAAAAAGTAAAAGACTATTCAAAGGTTTTGACGAATACGATGAAATCCACAGGTTTGTATTCGATATTGAGACCACAGGTCTTGACCCTAAAACAAGTAAGATATTCTTGATAGGGATGAAAGACAATCGTGGTTTTCTAAAATTATTATCAGCACAAAATGAAGATGAAGAACGACAAATGATTGTCGACTTTTTTAAGACTATCGATGAGTTAAAACCATCTTTGATTGGTGGTTACAACTCAGCATTCTTTGACTTCCCGTTTATTTTAAAAAGAGCTGAAATATTAAAAGTTAACATCAAAAAAATCTCAAAGACCTTACATCCTGATTATACACTAAAACAAAAAGATGGTATTTTAAAGTTAGCAAACGAAATGGAACCATATGTTCAGACTCAGATGTGGGGATATAATATTGTGGATATTGCGCACGCAGTTCGTAGAGCACAAGCAATCAACTCAGACATTAAGAGTTGGTCTTTGAAGTACATCACCAAATTTATTGAAGCAGAAAAACCAAATCGTGTTTACGTTGAGGGGGATAAGATTGGTAAAATTTATTTTGATAATCTTGAATATTGGATGAACAAAGAAAATGGAGCTTACAAAAAAGTTGGGTTTGATTCAAAAATAGATGAAATCTGTAAAAGAAGAGATGATGTTTATAAATTAGTTACGGGTTCAAAAATTATTGAGGACTATTTGGACGATGACCTTTATGAAACGATGATAGTTGATGAACAGTTTAATCAAGCAAATTTCTTATTGTCTAAACTTGTACCAACAACATATGAAAGACTTTCAACTATGGGAACTGCGACATTATGGAAAATGATTATGGCTGCATGGTCATATAAACATAATTTAGCATTACCAAGAAAATTAGAAAAAAGAAAATTTACAGGAGGTCTTTCTCGTTTGGTTCAGGTTGGGTTCTCTAAAAACGTATTGAAACTTGACTACTCTTCACTATATCCATCTATTCAGTTGGTTCACGATGTGTTCCCTAAGTGTGATGTGACAGGAGCAATGAAAAGTATGTTAAAGTATTTCCGCGATACTCGTATTAAATACAAGAACTTAGCAAGTGAATATAAATCTATTGACCCAAAACTTGCAATTTCTTACGACAGAAAACAATTACCAATTAAAATCTTTATCAACGCATTCTTTGGTTCATTATCGGCACCACAAGTATTTCCGTGGGGTGATATTGATATGGGTGAACAGATTACTTGTACAGGTAGACAATACCTACGTCAAATGATTATGTTCTTTATGAAAAGAGGTTATGTTCCTCTTGTAATGGATACGGATGGTGTAAACTTCGAGACACCACAAGATAGAGAAGAGTATAAGTATATTGGAAAGGGTTTAAATGGGTTGGTCAAAGAAGGTAAAGAATATGTTGGAGCTGAGGCTGATGTAGCAGAATACAATGATTTATTTTTACGAGGTGAAATGGGATTAGATATTGACGGGGTTTGGCCTTCAACGATTAATGTGGCTCGTAAAAACTACGCACTTCTTACAGACAAGGGTAAAGTGAAACTTACAGGTAATACAATTAAATCTAAAAAACTTCAAACGTATGTTGCTGAATTTTTGGACAAAGGTCTTCGAATGTTATTGGATGGTAAGGGTGGTGAGTTTTTAGATTTCTACTATGAATATGTAGACAAACTTTATAACAGACAAATTCCTTTGGCAAAGATTGCAAACAAAGCTCGGGTAAAACAATCAATAGACGATTATAAAGTTCACATCACTAAAACAACAAAGGCTGGAAATATGATGTCCCGTCAAGCACACATGGAACTTTTGATTAAAGAAGGTAAAAATCCTGGTCTTGGTGATACGATTTTTTATGTAAATAATGGTGAGAAGAAATCACACGGAGATGTTCAAAAGAAAAAAGATGAATTGGTTTTAAATTGTTATTTGATTGATGAACGTGATATAGAAATGAATCCTGATTTATTAGGTGAGTATAATGTTCCAAGATATTTAGCGGCATTTAATAAAAGAATTGAACCATTACTTGTTGTTTATAAACCTGAAATTAGAGAAGACATTTTAATTGAAGACCCAAAAGATAGACCTATCTTTACTAAGTCTCAAACCGAATTAGTACGTGGTTACCCCATGAAAGAGGCTCACCAAGATACGTTAGAAGAAGTATTAACTTTATCTGACATGGAATTAACGTTTTGGAAAAACGTAGGTATTGACCCTTACTATATGTATTTAGATGGTACTGTTGATTTAGTGGATGTCGATTGGGTTGAAAATAACAAAAAATTAATGGAAGAGTTTGTCATACAACAAAAGAAAATAGATATTGATGATTACTTTGAATTTGATGTAGATGGTGATTTAATGGCTCTTAGTTTCGACTAAGAGTTTTTTAATCCATCAGAGGAAAGTATGTACCAATAATCACCAATTTTTTTAAATTCTACACAAGCTCCTTTTTGCATTTCTACCACATCAAATTCTTCGTCAATTTGTAAATCTGAGTAAACATTCAAATTAGTCATAGACTTAATAACAACATATGAATTTTTTTCTTCATTAAGTTTTAAATTACAAAATTCGACTTCTTTAACTAAGACATATTTTTCTCCTTGGGTTTCGTAGTTTTCTTCAGTTACAATTACATAATCCTCCAACATTTTTATTTCTTGTGGTTTTGTTTGTTTGATTAACTTTGTCGGTATTGATTTATATATGGACATAATATAAAAATTATATCACATTGTACGGACTAGTAAATGCTCTGAATTTTAATAACTTGTTTAGATTTTCAGCCTGTAATGCTTTTTGTTCCATCATTTTTTCAGGTCTTAACCTTTCTAACCTAGCTTTGAGTTCTTCCCATAACATTGTTTTTTCGTCTTTCGCTTCAGTTTGTAAAGACTGATATTCTAAAGTTAATTCAGAATCGGGAGTTTTTAAGTTCCCACTAAATTTTCCTCTTACTCTTGCTAAAGTTTCTTTACAATAAGCCGTAAACCATCTTCTCACCCAAGTTTTTGCAGGTGCGTTAATTTTGTCCCATCTTAGTTTTTCTAAAGGTATGTCTGAAGGAAGTCTAACAACATCAGGGTTCGCCTCTAAACAATCTTCTCTATCGTAAGTATCGTAGTACCAATACCAAACTCGATATTCGTTTCTTCTCATGTTTCCAAAATCAAACTTACCGCCAGGTACATTCATCAAGTGAATCGCCTTTTTACCTTCAGGTAGTGCCGTAACTCTGTAAGTTAAATCACCGGTAATGATTCTTCTTTTCATTTGAATGTCCGCCATTCTCAAAAGAATATCAAATGCGGGTGTAATAAAATAGTTACCGGTTGTTCCCATTTGTGAAAAACCAGCGCCACCACCTAAACCGATACCACCAAAACCTCCAAACCCACCCATAAACGGGTCAAAGTAAGCGGCGTCCAATTCAGGTCTTGCAAACCACAATAACTCATTAAGCTCGCGACCTGCGGGTATTTCATATATTTGTTGGTTTGGTACTAAGTCAATATAATCTTTTTTAAGTACCCAATCACCTCCTGCTTGTAAACCTACAATTTTGGAATATGCATAAGTGTAAGAGTCTTCCCATTTCATATCTCGAACAGTAAGGGCTCTTGTTACAGATTGTTCATCTAAATTTAATCCATAAACACTTGTCCACTGAGACTCAATTAACCAATCTTGAATGTGTTGTTCATAGTCTTCAATAGAGAGTTCAAGTAATGAGTCCATCATCTCATCATCCAACTCAACACCTCTCAAAGGAGCACCTAAAAGATTTCTTATTCTTTTATAAAGTTTACTTCTTTCAGGTTCGTTAATAATTACTGTTGTTGACATAATGTTTTATTATATAAATATCTTTTCAAATAATATTATTTTACTTTTTTGTTTGAGATTCGAAAAGTTCATTACAAAAATCCCAATTAACAACTTTCCAAAAATTAGAAATATATTCGTCTCTTTTATTTTTGTATTTAAGATAATATGCGTGTTCCCACAAATCTAACCCAAGAATGGGATAACCATTTTCTTTTTCCGTATTCATTAAAGGATTATCTTGATTTGCCGTTGTAACAATTTTTAATTTGTTCTGTTTTGTTAGAATTAACCAAACCCAACCCGAACCAAATCTTGTTTTTGCTTCTTCTTCGAATTTTTCTTTAAACTTTTCGAAGGTACCAAATGAACTTTCGATTTTACCTTTTAGTGGGTTTTTTAATGTTGTTTTTTTTGGGGATAACATTTTCCAAAAAAGTGCGTGATTGAAAGCTCCTCCACCATTATTTTTTACTGTTGTATTAAACTTTGAAATTTTTAAAATTATTTCCTCGAGTTCTAAATCTTTTCCTTTAATTTTTTCTAACTCAACATTCAACTTTTCAACATAACCTTTGTAGTGTTTGTTGTAGTGTGTTTTCATAGTGACATCATCAATAAACCCACCTAATGAATCATAACTATATGGTAGTTTATCTACACTAATTTTTTTTATTTCAGAAATAATTTTTTGTTTTTTACTGGACTCTACTTTCAGATGAGATTCTATGATATCTATTTTTCTTGAAAATATGTCATATATTGATTTTTTCATAAAGTTCAACTTGTTGATATATAAATATCATCGGTTGACAGAAATCATGTTTAACATTTCTTCTATTGTGGATGCGTCATCAAACATATCGTCACCCATTACTGTTGAGATAATTTTCTTTTTTCTATTTAATATGTCGTAAATTGCACCTTCAATTGTGTTTTCAAAAAGAGGGTAATAAACTGATGTTGAATTTTTTTGTCCAATACGGTGTGACCTGTCTTCTGCTTGTGAATGTTCAGCAGGAACAAAAGATAAATCATTCATGATTACCGCTTCCGCCGATGTTAAAGTAATACCAACACCAGCAGCCTTTAAGTTTCCAACAAATACTTTGATTTTATCGTTTGTTTGAAATTCATCAACCGAATTTTGCCTATGAAACTTAGAACAACTACCATCTAAATAAACTGCAGATTTACCAAAGTGGTTATAGATTTGATTTAATGTGTCGGTAAAGTTTGTAAATATAATAACCTTTTTACCTTGTTCTATAATGTTCTCTGCTAACTCGATTGTGTTATTAATTTTTTCTTGTGCGATTACTTTTCTTACTTTCATTAGTTTACCAAACTGAATTGTAAGTGACGATGACTCTTCAGGATTTTTGTCATACCAATCAAAATATTCACCCATTAATTCTTCGTAGTCTTTTGATTTTAATCTCAAATAAACAGGTGTGATAATTTTTTCAGGTAAATCTAAAACCTCTTCTTTTAATCTTCTTAGAATGTGTGTTGAGGTTCTTTCTCTTAATTCATCGAGATTAGATGCTCCTGTAACGTTCCACACCTTTCTTTTTCCAACACTAAATTGAAATCCATTACAATATCTTTTAGCATATGCCATCCAATTTGCGGCAACAGGACTTCCAACGATATTTAATAAGTTATAATAATTCATTGGTCTTGATGTCATTGGTGTTCCCGACAATAACCAAACCCTATTTGATTTACTTGCAATATCGTTAGCGATTTTTGTTCTTAAAGCTTTTGGATTAGCAATTACATGAGCTTCATCCATGATTACTAAATCAAAATCAATTTTCATTATTTCTGATTTATCTTTTTCTTTGGCGTCATGGAAATTTTTTAGAATGTCGTAGTTCACAATAACAAAATCATGTTTATCTGAAAATTTCTTACCTTCTGCGATATAAACAGACCTATCTGAATAATTTGCAATCTCTCTTTGCCAATTTATTTTTAAAGATGCGGGACAAATTATTAATATTTTTTTTGCACCTGTTTCTAAAGAAGCGATAATTGTAGAAGTGGTGTTATGTGTTACAATACAATGTTCTGTAACATATAGTTTATCAGGAGCATCAACCGATATACAAACACTTTCTTCAAAACCAACTTTTTCAATATTTTTAATATATCTTCCGGTGGGGTATTTTTTTGGTTCAATGTATTTGTTAGCCTTTCGTTTTAATCTGAACGGATTCATACCCTTTGGTAATTTAATATTAACTCTATAAGCTAACTTACCTTTCTTTTTTTCACCCTTATAAGTATATGTTGGGATACAAGTTTTGACTCTTGCAACTCCTCCTAATGTTTGTACTACTTCAACAACATCATTACAAAGTTGTTTTGATGTTGTACAATAATCAGTCCCAATAAAACTATTACCATTATACATACAATGCCCGTCAGTATCCATTAACCCTTGTAAAATTGATAATCTATTTTCAACTGATGAAAACTTGTATATGTCGGGAATAAATTTAGTGTCTGACCCACATCCCATCAAGTTTAAATTTTTTAAAATTTGTATAACTTCATTTGTGTAACCATCGATTTTAGTTATTCTATAACTGTATCTTGAATTTTTTTGTTTAACTATTTGTGAATTTTTTGGTAATGCGGTTTCAATATAACCCACAATTTCATCGTCTTTTGTTGTAAAATTAATATTTTTTTGTGTTATACCACCATCACCTAATGTAAGTCCTAACAAATAAGGGTCAATCATAAGATTATCATTTCGTTCAAATTGTATTGGTTTCACTATTGGGATTTGCCATTTATTATTTCCGTTTGGTGATTTATAATAAGTTTCAATTTCATATTCCTTATTTTTATTATGGTTAATGCCTTTAACTTTAATTTTACCTCCCTCATACATTTGTTTTGTTGATAAAACTAAAGATTTTTTTAATCTTTCGTTTTTTCTATTTTTACCGTAATTAGGGGATGAAACAGACCATAAATGTTCATCTCCTGATAAAATTGAAAACCCGTCATTAAATGTAATTTTATATGTTTCCTTAAACCCTTGTGGAAATACACCTATTACATTATGGGATTTACCATCACTACCAATAACCTTATCACCAATTTTTATATCACCAATTTTTTTAGTACCTTTAGGTGTATAAACAGGCGTATTGACCGGTAAAAACTTACCCAAACCCATATCATCCGCCAAAATAAACTTTTTATTACCAACCAATTTTTCAATAGCTACCTTTTGATGTTCCATTGGTGGTCTAACGTCATACTTACTATAATCAATTGAAATATTTTTAACTTCATTATCTTTTAGTAATGCTGATTTTGGCATCCAAAAGTCGTGTAAAGTTTCACCTGAAAAGATTTTACCCCAAATATGATAAGCCTTATCCTTTTCAACCAACAACTTTTCAACATAAATTTCTGACGGTTCTTTGGTATACATCTTATCTTCCATAAGTTTTTTACCAAAATATGAATCTAATTTGACCCATTTTTTTGCAACTTTTGGTTGTGTTGTGTTATAATTATTGATATAATCCGACTGTGGTCTTGTAGGTACAAAAGACTTACTATTCTCTTTTTTGTGTTTTAAATTAAGGATATAGTTATTTGACCCTTTGTAATCATCTAATATTAAAAGGGCTTTTGATTCGGGTGTTTTGGGCACAAAATCTTCCATAGTATATTAAAATATAATAAAATTCAAGAAAAAATCAATCAAAGTATTTATAAGTATGACACAACCAAGAGTTCCTATAACAAGACTAAACAAATTTTTTTCTGAAGAAGATTTTGATTTAGATATTTCCATGGGTGAAGAATGGTTAGGTGGTGATATGAATTTTACTTTGGTCTTATATAGAGTGGATAAGCAGAAAACAAACAACGACGATGTTTATGGTGAAACTTTATCAGATGGAATACAGTTTTTAGCTCCAATTGAATTTAAAGGTTACGTACAAATAGAGGCACCAACTAATACTGATTATGGAAATTCTAAATTAACACAAAGCGAACCAGGTAATTTAAAAATTGGTGTTTATCAAAAAGAATTAGACAATTTAGAAATTGATATTTCTTATGGAGACTATATTGGTTATTACGAAACAGAATCAAAAGTGAGATATTTTAGTGTTGTTGACGATGGTCGTGTAGTGTCAGACAATAAACACACATACGGTGGTTATAGACCATTTTATCGGTCAATTGTTGCGGCACCTGTTGTTGATGACGAATTTAAAGGAATTTAAAAATGGCATTACCAAAAAAAGTTAAAAATTCATTACCATTAATACCTGAAAAGGTAGGTCGAGAAAGGCGTCAAGAAATGCTTGATGATATTACTGACTATGGTACTTATTTACCTAAAGGAGTTTTACATGCAGATTTAGATAGAGGTATGTTGGATTTTGTAAAAGAAGACTTGAAACTTGTAATGGAAGAAAAGGTTGTACCTACCGTAGATAGAATTATTACAAATCAAAACTGGTCTCAGTTTACTGAAACATGGGACTTTCAAGATTTAGACAAAAATATATCCTTACCATTTATTGCGACAGTAAGAACTCCTGAAGTTAAATATGGAACATTTCAGGGAGGTGCTGCAAATATTCCAAACAGAAGACAATTTTTTTACTATTCGGTTCCAACATGGGATGGTCAAAGAAAAGGTGCTGACGTTTATAAAATACCACAACCAATTCCTGTTGACATTACATATAATGTGAAAATATTTTGTAACAGAATGAGAGAACTTAACGAGTTCAATAAAATTGTTATGGAAAAATTTACATCAAAGCAAGCTTATAGACAAATAAAGGGACATTATATTCCATTAATAATGGAAAGTGTCGCTGATGAGTCAGCAAAAGACATAGGAAAAAGAAAATACTATATCATAAGTTATACTTTTATCATGAAAGGTTTGTTGATTGATGAAGATGAGTTTGAAGTTTCACCAGCGATTACTAGACAACTTTCGATGTTTGAAGTGGATACTATCAACAAATCAAGAAGAGTTCAACAACAACCACCAAGACCCGATTTTTTTGATTTGGATTTGACTTTTCTACCCGGTGTTACCACTCTGTCTGAAGTTTTTAGATATACGGTTGATTTAAAAGTTTCGGGAGTTGAAAATTTGGTAAGTTGTTACAATTTTTCATTTACATCTAATACATCAAACAATTTAAACTTTACGGGGTGTAATGGTATTCCAATATCAATTTCAGGTATTACATCAGGAACATCATCGACGTATTGTGTTCAAGGAGGAACAACACCATCTTTTTCTAACTCAACGGGAGTAACCATATCAACAACAAGTTCGGTTTGTAACGACTCGTTTTCGGTTTTTATAAATGGTAACTACGTAGGTGATAATTTATCAGTCATCCAAATAAATGATGGTGATACTTTGGTTGTTAATGCTTTTAAAAAACTTATTACGCAAACTTCTGTAATAAAAACAGTTGCGTATTTGGTTTAATTATTCACCATACAAGTCTTTTTTCTTTTCACAATTTTTTTTAATCAAACTTTCCAAAAATTTATACATCTTTAATCCATTCACTTCGCAATACTTTTTTAGGATTTGATGGGTTTCCTCTGAAATTTTTAAGTTTTTAATTTTTTTCATTATGTTAATTTTTATTAGGCAGAAAAAAGGTAGAATTTTTTCTTACTTAGAAATAAATATTGGTTTGTAGTAAAGTTTTTTACAATTTATTATTGTATTTATATATAAAATAAAAGAAAAAACTTTACATTTAACATGGCATCTAATAAAATATTCGTTTCGCCAGGAGTTTATACTTCAGAAAGAGATTTAACATTTGTAGCTCAAAGTGTTGGGGTTACTACATTAGGTTTAGCGGGAGAGACACTTCGTGGTCCTGCATTTGAACCAATTTTCATAACAAATTTTGATGAGTTTACCACTTATTTTGGAGGTACTAGTCCTGAAAAATTTGTAAACACACAAATTCCAAAATATGAATTAGGTTATATCGCTAAATCATATTTAACACAATCAAATCAATTATTTGTAACAAGAGTACTTGGATTATCTGGTTATGATGCGGGACCATCTTGGTCTATTACTACAATAGCAAACCCTAACCCATCAACGATGAGGGCAACAGGCACAACAGGTCCTTTGGGTATAACATTTACAGGAACAACTGGAGGTACTGTTACTTTCACTTCCGCTATACCAGGTGCAATTAACGTAAATGGTAGTTTCTACAATACGTACACACAATTTGATGGTGGAACTTCCTCAGTAAATCAAGACTTACAAACTTATGTTACAAACAGAATTAGTTCATTCGCAACTTCAGCCGCAACATCTGGAAATACCGCTCTATTTTGGGGTAGTGTAAGTTCTTCTACTTTCAATTCAGTATCAGGTGTTAGTACAAACGGTACAGGAACAATTACATTATACTCAGAAACATTTGGTGTTGGTAATTTAACAGGAGCAACTGCAAGTTCGTTATCCGCACAAACAACAAACGACCCTTGGTACTATGCATTATTTAACTATACTCATAATCCACCAAACAACAGTTACTATGGTGTTGGTTTTGGGGTTGCAATGTCAGGTATTTCATCAACACCAGCTTCAGGTGTTTACTCAGGTACTGTTGCAGTTTATACCACAAATTATTCAGGTTCACCATACAGTGAATATGATGAAGTTGTTGTTGCGACTTTGAGGTCAAGAGGTATTTCAACATTTAGTTCTACTCAACACGGACCTTTATTTCAAGTTTCAGCAACTACAGGTGTTACAATGGTTTGCTCAGGTAATTATTCGGGAGTTACTAAAAATCCTAAAGCGACTTTCCTTATTACAGGAACAACTTATCAAAATACAAACTTCTCGTTTGAAACGTCGATGAACAGTCTAAGTCCAAACTTTTTAAGAAAAGTTTTTGGAGGAAGTAATTTTGGAAAAAGTAGAACAGATGTTCCAATTTTTGTGGAAGAAACCTATAGTTCACTACTTAATTATGGATATAACGAAGGAAAAATTAGAGGACTATATTGTGATTTAGTTGAATTACCTGGAGTTACAGACTCTAATAACTTGAACTATTCAGATAGTATTGCCTTCTACTTGGAACAATATCAAACACCTAAAACCCCTTATTTAGTCTCTGAATTACGTGGTAGTAGAGTATTTAACCTATTTAGATTTGTTTTAATATCTGATGGTAACGCGGCTAACACGTTGGTAAAACTATCAATCGCAAATATCTCATTCAATAACTTAACGTTTGACGTATTAGTTCGTGATTTCTACGATACAGACTCTAATGTTGTTGTTTTAGAAAGTTTCCGTGGTTGTTCTATGAACCCAAGTCAAAATAGTTTTATAGCTAAAAAGATTGGTACATCTAATGGTGAGTATCAAGTTAGGTCTAAATATGTTATGTTAGAAATGAACAACGACGCCCCAATAGACTCACTACCTTGTGGTTTTGAAGGATATATTTCAAGAGAATACGCTAACGCTACTCCACCATTTGTCCCTTACAAAACTAAATATTTTACACCTGGTGAAGTTGTTTATGACCCACCGTTTGGTAACACGAGTGGAGGAAATAATCAAGTAATATCTTCGGGTGAAAATCCACGTTTAGCTTATTTAGGAATAAGTAATGGAATTGGATTTGATTATGACTTTTTCCAATATAAAGGAAAACAAATTCCTAATAATTTGGCGACAGCAACAACAGGTGATGAGTGGGGATATAAAACAAAAGGTTTCCACTTAGATAGCGGAGCGACTATTGTTACTATATCATCAGCCTACGTAACGTCAGGAGAAAGTGCATTTTATGTAGGAGTTGGTTCATTTGACTCAGAACCTACTGATATTACAAATCCATACTATAAACTAAATACAAGAAAGTTCACAGTTTTACCTTATGGTGGTTTTGATGGATGGGACATTTATAGAGAATATAGAACAAACGGAGATACGTTTGCACTTGGTCAAACTGGTTTTATAAATGGTGCCGCAAGTTCGGTTACTTACCCAACAGCAACAGGGTGGGGAGCTTTCAAATCCATTTCAGGACCTAATCAAGAAAATTGGGCAAATACTGACTACTACGCATATCGATGGGGTCAAGATACATTTGCTAACCCTGAAAGAACTAATATAAATGTATTTGCAACACCGGGTATTGATTATGTAAACAATTCAAATTTAGTTGAAGATGCAATAGAAATGGTACAAATAGATAGAGCTGATTCACTTTATGTTTGTACAACACCAGACTTTAACTTATTTTTACCATCTTATGATGATATTTCTGAAGGATTAATATTCCCAACTGAGGCGGTAGATAATTTGGAACAAACAGGAATTGATTCAAACTACACGGCTACTTATTATCCTTGGATTTTAACATTAGATAGTGTATCAAACACACAACTTTACATACCAGCAACATCAGAGGTAGTTAGAAACTTCGCATTAACTGATAATATTGCATTCCCATGGTTCGCATCAGCTGGTTACACAAGAGGTTTGGTAAACGCAATTAGAGCAAGAAGAAATCTTACTCAAGATGATAGAGATACATTATATAAAGGAAGAATTAACCCAATCGCCACTTTTAATGATGTTGGTACAGTAATATGGGGTAATAAAACTTTACAAGTAAGAGAATCTGCACTAGATAGAATTAATGTTAGAAGACTATTATTACAAGCACGTAAGTTAATTTCGGCTGTGGCGGTTAGATTATTGTTTGAACAAAACGATGCTAAAGTTAGACAAGATTTCTTGGATTCAGTAAACCCAATATTAGACCAAATTAGAAGAGACCGTGGTCTTATTGACTTTAGAGTTCAAGTATCTAACACACCTGAAGACTTAGACTCTAACACTTTAACAGGTAAAATATTTATAAAACCTACAAGAGCGTTAGAATATATTGACATCGAATTTGTAATTACACCGGCAGGGGCTTCATTTGATGACCTATAAAAATAACAATATAAAAAAATGAAAATAGAAAAAAAAATAATAAAAGAATCTCTTGGTTATACAAACACAGGAAAAAAAACATTTTCTAATAAAAAACAAAATATTGTTTTAACTGAGAGTCAACTTGAAAAACTATTAGAAATACTTAAAAAGTAATGAATTTAAAAGGTTTGGTTAAAAGGGGAATTAAAAAATTCATAAAAGAAGGTTTTGATGAGGTAGGACGACCTGACTTGAAATATTATGCGTTTGATTGGGACGACAACATCATGTTTATGCCAACATCTATTATGGTTGTGGATGAAGATGAAAATGAAGTCCCAATGTCAACTGAAGACTTTGCAGAGTATCGGTCAGAAATCGGGGTTGAACCTTTTGATTATAGAGGAAAAAAAATCATAGGGTATGCTTTGGGGGCTTTTAGAAATTTTAAAGAACCAGGTAATAAAAGATTCATATTAGATTCCATGATGGCTAAAACAGGTCCTGCTTGGAAAGACTTTGTGGAGTGTATTAACGGGGGTTCAATATTTGCAATCATCACAGCAAGGGGTCATAGTCCTGAAACACTTAAAGAGGCGACATACAACCTTATAATGAGTAATAAAGAAGGTATTAACACTCGAGAGTTGGCGAAAAATTTAAATGAGTACAGAAAAATAGGAAACAAAGTATCAAATGACACAAAAATTGAAGCTTTATCACCATCAGAACTAAATGAATATTTAGACATGTGTGTTTTTGAACCGGTATCGTTTAATAAAGGTAGTGCATCAAACCCTGAAATAGAAAAATTCAACGCACTTAAAAACTTTATTTCTTATTGCAGAGATTTGGCAAAAGAACTGTCAAAAAATATGGAATTAAGGGGGACACCGATGTTTAAAAATGATGTTAATGCAAATCCTATATGGGAACCATTAATTGGTTTTTCAGATGATGACCTAAGAAATATTGAGAAAATATCTGAATTGTTAAATCAAGAATATGAAGAAAATCCAGTAAACTTATATTTAACTAAGGGAGGAGAAAAAGTTAAATACTAGGTTCTAGTTATAGAATATTTTAAAAAAAATAAAAAGTAAATAAAAAAAATTATTTTTAGATATTTATAAAATAAATAAAACAAACTTAAAACAAAAGATATGGCTGATTTATTAATGAAAATGCCCTTTCAGTATGAACCTAAAAGAAAAAATAGGTTTATCATTACTTTCCCTTCTTCTTTGGGGATTAACTCTTGGTATGTTGAATCCACGTCAAGACCAAAAGTTGAAATCAAAGAAGTGGAAATTCCATTTTTAAACACATCAACATATGTTGCAGGTAGATTTACTTGGGGTACGATTGATGTTACGTTCCGTGACCCTATTGGACCATCAGCATCACAAGCGTTAATGGAGTGGGTTCGTTTACACGCTGAGTCAGTTACAGGACGTATGGGTTATGCTGCAGGATACAAAAAAGATATTGATTTAGAAATGTTAGACCCAACAGGTGTGGCGGTTGAAAAATGGATATTACAAGGGGTATTTTTAACAAGTGTTGATTTTGACTCGTTAGGTTATAGTGAAGATGGACTTATCACAGTAAAAGCAACATTAAGACCTGACAGATGTATTTTAGTATACTAAAATAAAAATAAAATATATTACAATCCCATCTTTTCAGGTGGGATTTTTTATTTACATTGATTATTGTAAAACTATTTTTAAAATAAAAAAACTATGGAGCAATCACAAATTTATGGACAAATGGATTTTAATTTACCACATGATGTTGTAAACTTACCATCTAAAGGTATTTTTTATAAACCAAAAAAAGAATCTTTAAAAGTTGGTTATCTAACTGCAAATGACGAAAATATGTTAATGTCTACCGCAATAATGAATGACGGTATAATAAATTCTTTATTGAAAAAAAAAATATACGAACCAGGATTTGACGTAAACCAACTTTTAGATGTAGACGCGAAAGTTATATTAATTTTTCTAAGGAACACTTCTTTTGGACCTGAATATAATTTTGAATTAAAAGACCCTGCTAACGGAAAACCCTTTGAAGTAACAATATTATTAGAAAATATATCATATAATGAACCAAAACATTTACCAAATTCTGATGGATATTTTGAATTAATATTACCTAAAACAAAAAAGAAAGTTTTACTAAAATTATTATCCATAGGTGAAAGTTTAGAGATTGAAAAAATAAAAAGTGATTACCCAATAGGGATGGTTGCTCCTGTGATTACCAAAACACTAGAAAAACACATAATAGAAATAGATGGTAATAATAACAGAGGTGAAATATCAACAATAGTCAATCAATTACCAATCATGGACTCTAAAGAAATAAGAAAATTCATAAAAGATTGTGAACCAACAATTGATTTAAAAAGAACAGTTAACGCCCCATCAGGAGAAAAGGTGACTTTTGAAGTTACTTTTGGGGTGGAGTTTTTTCGTCCTTTCTTCACAGTATAAAAAAATCTTGATGGATGAAATTTATTATTTATGTAAATATTGCAATTTTACGTACAATGATTGTGTAAATATGCCAACATTCGAAAGAAAATATTACATAAACAAACTAATAGATGAATCAAAAAAATAATCAAATCAGGACATATTTATAATATATGTTTACTACTACCCCAACAACCCCATCAAGTACTTCTTATTCGGATGCTCAAGGTCTGATAGAGCAGGCAAACGATTTAAAAACAGTAATACAAGAATTTGTAGTCAGCTCCACTAAAGCAAAAACCATTATTGAAAACGCAAATAAAGCACTTATTAGTATGAATGATAGTGCATTGACACTACAAAGAAGTATGGGTGGAGTTGTTGTTGGTGCTAATGGATTCAGGGAAAAACTTATAGAATCATATCATAACAGTTTAGACCTAAACGCATCTTTTAAAGACGTTACAGACGCAGTTGATGGTTTAGCGGAAGGTATGGGTAAAATGGTTAATCCTAGTCAAAAATTTTTAGAAAACACAATTGCAACGTCCAAGGCAACTGGATTGACAACTAAAGAATTAGGTACACTTTCGGCAGAATTGAGTAGATACACACTTAATCAAGAAAAAACTTTAGAAAAAATACATGACGTTGCTGTGGCGGCTAGAAAGTCTGGACTAGATTCAAAAGCATTAATAACGGAAGTGGGGAAAAATTTAAACAAGATTAGTGGATTCGGTTTTAAATCTGGTGTGGAAGGTTTGACAAAGATGGCAAAACAGGCTGCTATTTTAAGAACTAATATGGAATCTATAGGGTCAAAGAAAATAGCGGGCGATGCTTTAGACCCCGAAAAAGCAATTGAACTGGCAGCCGCCTTTCAGATGATGGGAGGGGCTGTTGGTAAATTGTCAGACCCATTTCAGTTATTACATATGGCTCAAACCGACGTAGCAGGAATACAAGATGCACTTATTGAGTCAACAAAATCGGCTTTTAAATTTAATAAAGAAACGGGTCAGTTTGATATTGCAACACAGGACATGTATAGATTAAGAGAACAAGCTAATTTGACTGGCGCTAATTTAGAAGATTTAGTAAACACAGGAAGAGAAGCGGCCAAATTAGATATGTTAGAAGAAAAATTTAGTTTAAAGGGAATAGATGAAGATAGTAAAAACTTAATTGCAGGATTAGCTCAATTTGAACCAGGAGGAACAGTAACCGTAGATTTACCTGGTTTTGAAGAAGGTAATCGTGATTTAGCCCAGTTAATGGAAGACCAAGACTTTAATGACGCATTAAAAGATTATCAAAAAGCCTCCGAACAATCTGAAAAAGAATTAGCAATTTCACAAATGACGATAACAGAAAACCAAGCCAAAGATATTAATATTATTAAAGAAATGCTCTTAAATACAATGACCGATACACAAAGAACGGACTTAATCAATCAGATTAAAGACACAAATAATAAATTGGGCGAATCGGCAAAAAGTGCAGCAGAGGGAGCTGCTCCAATTGGAATTGTTGCAGTACAAAAAATAGATACGGCATTAAATAATACTGCTGACCAATTTGAAATTACTGTAACATCACTTCAGCAATTTAATAATGCAATTGATAGTATAAAAAATAAAATTACAGGTAAAACCAAGTCGGAAGAAGAAATTCAAGTTTCTGGAGTGCAAGACTTATTTCTTCCAGAAGGAGGAAGACCCAAAGTTTTATCAGAAGGAAAAATTTATCAAGGTATTGTAGGAGATGAAGTCGCTATGGGAACGAATTTATCAGATGCTTTCACCAAAGTATCTACGTTACAAGATTTAATGTCAGCAAAAAGTAAAGAAGGTGTGTCTCAAAATATTGATGGAAATTTAAAAATAGATATAAATGTTGGAGGAAGAGTTGATGGTGATAAAAATGCAGACATGAGTAAAATATTTTCAAGCCCACAATTTCAAAAACAATTGATGGATATGGTCCTATACAAAATGAAAGATTATCAAAAACAACAGGGTGTTCTTTAGAAAAAATTGAACTATAATCTATTTATCAAATAAAGTTTAATGGAAAGCCCACTTTCATTCAATTCTACAGAAAACTTTAGAAAAAAATTGTTGGCAAGAAATCTGCCAGCATATCGTGTTGTCAATTTTTTTGGAACAGACGATAAACCCGCTCAAGGTGAATTTACTTACACAGACCTAACTCCTGTTGATTCAACACCAATCGAAATAATTGGAGACAGACAAGAAAGAATATTATTTCCAATAAATCAGTATGGTCCCGAAGATAGTGAAGAATACGGTGACATGGTTCAAATTAATAAAAATTTAAACTACAAATCAAACGAAGGCCAATATGACTTAACAGACACCATCTTAAGTGATTTAGAAACGATTGGCGATAATTCAGAATTATATCATATAGTAAAAAATGTTTACAAACCTCAAAATAATATTGCAGGGTTTGGAAGTTCGGTTTATTTTATTAATGACGACAAAAATATTTTAACAATCGGTGAAGGAGAATATACAATTGTTGATACATTTAACAACTATTTGGAAAGAATAGGAAACCAAAAAGAAATAGATTTAAAAATATTAAATAAATGGGGTGTTTTTGCAAGTGAAGATTTTGGACAAACTGTTTATAATATTAATGATGTATTAACACTTTCATCATTTAGAACACAATCACCATATTCTATTTCATATACAATTGGAAATGAATTGGAGTTTGTTGGTAATACTCAAGAAGGATTATTATACGCAAGTAATCAATATTTTCCCACATCGCAAGGTGATGAAATTTATGGAACAACTTTGTGGTCAATAAATAATGACCTACAACAATATAGAATAAGTTCTAGTATTGGAACTGGCGAATATGACTTTACAGATACAATTCAAAGTGGATTAGAATTAGAAGGTGTAGATGAGAGACCACAATTATTTAAATTAAATTTATATAGACCTGAAAATGGACAAAGTGAGTTTGAGGTCGAAATGTATAGAACTTTAAGAATATTATTTTTATCACAAGGAAATTATACAATCGAAGACACAGTTTCTAATCGTCTAGAAAGAGTATCACAAGAACAAAGACCAATCTTATTTACAATAAATCAATACGGTTCTGAAACCGAAAGAAGACAATCTGATATAAATCTTAATTTTCAAACAAAATCAAATGAAGGTGAATATGGTTTTCCTGATACTGTAAATAGTGAATTAGAAAATATAGGACAGACGGTTGAAAATAGAACTTATATAAATAACAAATATGGACCAAGACCGGCTTTAGGTAGTACTACATCATATGGTGATTCTGTCGTTATAAATGATGATTTATTACCGGCAGATAATGTTGGTCCATATGGTATCGATGACACTATTGGTAGTACTTTAGAAATACAAGCCGGTCAAAGTGAAACACAGGCATATCTATCAAATACATATTCAACAGGAACTGGTTCATATTCTGATATTGATTTTGACAATGAAGTAATTCAAGCATTACAACTACCTTACGCCAATTCAGATAATACGTTTATTTTTCTACCTTCAACATATACACCATATAGTATTTTATTGCAGAATAATCCAACAGGGTCTGATGGACCGTTATCTCAAGATTCAAACTTAGCTAAAATAAGTGCAAAAAATTTACAAAAGGAGTTTAAATCTAGAATTGCGTTAGAATTATTACAACAAACAGTTGGTAGAGTAAATGCTGTTAGTTCATCAATTGACCCACAAACAGGTGGAATTTCTGCAAAACCAAATTTAGACCCATTTGATGTTTTAGGTATGGCGACAGGAAACATTCCTGTAATCGCTATGAACTATAAGATTACATCACCACCTGATGTTGCAGGGGTACCAACACCATTAGACGTTGTAGATTTTGCAGGTAGATTGGCCGGACTATATAGTCCATATTCATATATTATTGGTGAGTTATTTGATTATCCTACAAGAATTAATAATCAAAACACTTTTTTACAAAACACACTTTCTGCGTTAGGAGGTCAAGGTGGTCCTATTTTTAACTACAAAGAACCTGCAAATAACAACGCATCAGAATTATTGATGACTTATACATCAATACCAACAAGAAGTTTAATATTTCAACAATTATCATATAACTATTTTAGACCCGACTACGGTAAAGGACTTAGTTTACTTGCACCACAATCAAAATTTTACATAGGCGATAATAAAAGCTCTATTACAAAATTAGTAACACCTGACGTTTCAGAGTTACCACTTTCAAAGTACAATGATAATGCATCTTCTTATGGTCCTGTTTTATCCTACTCAAACTTAGGAAAAACTTATGAAACAAATCAATTAGATGAAACCAAATTTGGAATCAATAGTCGAAACTACTATAGTGCAGGTGCAGCGGCAGACGGAACCACATTAGTAAATTCTACAGTTTTTGGAGGATTTACATGGACAAGCAGCGATAACTATACTAAACCTGGAAAACTACCACAAAGAGGAGGAGCTGATTTAACACAATGGGGAACACCACCAAGTTATAGAGAAGACGACTCAAGTTCATACGATTTTACACCTGGCTCATTATTAGACACAACTCAAAAATTAGTTGATGCCGGTAACAAATCTCAGTACAAAACTGAACACGTAGGAAACGCAATCAATCAAGTTTCTAAAATTTTTAATGATGGTTACCAAGAATTAACTAAAGGTTCAAGAGTTGTAAGATATTCAACAAAAACTTCAGTTGGTGAACAATCAGAAAATCCAGTTGGATATGAATATTGTAGAGTGTTTACAAAGGATAGACCCTATTACACATATAGAGAATTACAAAAAACAGATGGTAACATTAGAAAATATCCTGACTCGGTATTAACAAATACATATAACTTAAATATTGTACCTTATAGTGACGCAAGTTCAAGTAGTTTAGACTTTGGAAAAGATAAGGTAAAAAAATATATGTTTTCTTTAGAAAATTTGGCTTGGAGAACATCAAATACTCCTGGATTTACATATGAGGATTTACCAACTTGTGAAAAAGGACCGAATGGGGGTAGAATTATGTGGTTCCCTCCTTATGATTTATCATTCGACGAAAATATACAAACAGGATGGCAAGACAATACATTTTTAGGAAGACCTGAGCCAATATATACTTACACAAATACTTCAAGAAAGGGAAACATTAGTTTTAAGATTTTAGTTGACCACCCATCAGTAATGAATGTTTTGGTTGATAGGGAATTAGAAAGAGAAGGTGAAGGTTCAATTACTCAAGTAATAGATTCATTTATTGCGGGATGTACAAAGTATGATATATATGACTTAATTAAAAAATGGGTAACATTCACACCTCAAGAAATTTTTGAAACTCAAGTTTTAGTTAGAGAAATAACAGAAACTGAATTTATTACAAAAATTCCACCACCAATACCACCATTACCACCGGACCCTTGTTCACAATACGATTATGCCGTAGGAAATAGTGCCACAACTATAAATTATACAGGTTGCGGGCAAACAACACTGACTTCAACACCATTATCAAGTGGTGCGACTGGTACTGTTTGCGTTGAAAAAAATACTGTACCTTATTTTACAAATGCGATTGACGGAACAATTACACCAACTGGAAAACCTTGTAATCAACCATCAACTACTCCAACACCATCACCAACGCCATCAACTACTCCACCACCACCAACACCATCACCAACACCTACTACAACACCACCACCTACACCATCACCAACACCTAGTGTGACACCAGCACCTACATTTACTCCGACAATTATACAACCTAATTTACAAGATATTGGATTTTATTTCCATAATGATTATCCTGGACAAAAAACCGTAAATGGTGTATTTGACCCATTACAAGCCAATAAACCTTTTGATGAAGTTTATCAGGATTATTTAGCACTTAAACAAGGTTATTTAGAAACAGGAGGAACAGACTTATTTGGTAAGACTTTTACTAAGGCTAGAAATTTTATTTTTAAATATAATGACGCTACCTATGCACAATTTACACAAGCACAAATTCAGAATTTAAGCCCCGCAGCACAAACTCAATATCTATCTTCATTCATAGACGCAAGAAAAGATAAAGTTAGTGAGTTTTTTAATTATATTGATAGTGAATTTAATGACGCAAAAAAATTGGCCGTTGTAATTGGGGACGCTTTATCACAAGGAAAAAAAGTTAAATTTAGTTTGTCAGGTACTGCATCATCGGTACACAATCCTGACTATAATATAAAACTATCAACAAGAAGAGGGGATAGTGTTAGACAGTGGTTATATGCTCAACCAGCAGGTTCTAAAAAAATTGGGGATTATGCTGAAGACGGAAGTATTGTAGTAAAAGTTCAAACTTATCAAGGTGAGGGAGGTAAGTTAGACCAAGACCCATACAAATATATTGATTGTTCTAAATCATTTAAAAATAATAGTAGTGAAGGTGTGTCCTCAGTAAACGCAATGGCGTGTAGAAGAGTTAGAATTGTTGATGTTGAAATACTTGACCCTGTTGATAACACATTAAACAATACGGGTAATGACAACTCTAATGTAAATAACGTAGAAAATAGTGGAACAAATGGAGATGGAAGTACTTCTGTAGAGGGGGATTTTAATGCATCGCAAGAAACTAATAATACTAATACAAGTTATTTAACATCTGAAGTAAACGATGATGTTGAATTGGAATCTAATAATCAGAATAATCCACAACCGGTAGAATCTAATAATACTTTTGTTAGTCAGACACCAAGCGGAGGACCACAAAATCAAACACCCGAAACAGTAACAAGAACAAGAACTGAAAGAACAACACAATTAACATCACAAAGAAAAAAAGAACTAACAAAAAAATTAGGTAGAAAATTATTAACTGAGTGTAATTACTTTGACATGATTAAAGATTCTGATGAAATGATTTATAACGGAATAAAACAAAAATTCAAATTTTTTAATCCTGCATTTCACTCAATCACACCTGAAGGTTTAAATTCTAGATTAACATTCTTACAACAATGTATGAGACCTGGCGATACCATCCCTACTGTTAGCGAATCATTAAAAGGTGAAGTTAAACTACTTTTTAATGACGTGACAAACAGCGTATTTGGTTCACCACCTATTTGTGTATTAAGGATTGGAGACTTTTTCCACACAAAAATTGTAATCGATTCGCTTACATTTAAATACGAGGATGGAAAATTTGATTTAAATCCCGAAGGTATAGGTGTGCAACCCATGATAGCTGATGTAAATATAGGTTTTAACTTTATAGGTGCACATGGTCTAGCAGGTCCTGTATCTAAATTACAAAACGCGCTATCTTTTAATTACTACGCCAATACAGAAATGTACGATGATAGAGCTGACGATACTGCTAAAAACGAAACCCTTGATACCTATGACAAATTAATTGAAGAGGAAGCTTTAAATAGATTTGGGGTTGTTGCTAACCCAAGTAATAGAGGTACTCAAAATGACGGGGGAGTTCCAATTGGTACGATGGGGGAACAAAAACTTGATATTCAAACAAATATTGTAACAGGAAATATCAGATATCAGAATGTAATGCAAAGTTTAGTTGATAAGAGTAAAGAATACTTTGAAGTTGTAGAACAAACACTTTCTAAAGTTAATGATGAATTATTCATAGGTGGATTACAATTATTAACAAAAGAAAGAGAATATACTTCAGGAAGTTTTAACGCTTTAGGTAGTCCACAATCGTGTACAATTTATGGTAAATCAATAAATATTGAAACAAGAGTTAACAACCTAAAAACTAAAGCAAAAGAAGATGTTGATAACAACGATTGTCCAATACTCGCATTAGTTGATAACTCTAATTTTAGTGATATACAAATAAGAAAAGTAAAAAGAAGAATACAAGATTTGATAGATGATAAAGCTGGTCAAATTTTAGGGGTATTGGAGGTTAACAATAGTACGATTACAGCAAAAGAATTAGAATGGATAGGTATTGTTGACAAATTGAATTATATTATGAACGGTAATGATGGTTACATAACAAAACAAGGTAACGCTTATGTTTATAATATATCAGGAACCACTCAAATTACTGCACCATATCCACAAGGAGTTACAAATACTTTACAAGAATTAACTCAAGAATCTTATTTAGTGAAAAATGACATTAACGATTTTATACAACAATTAAGTACTTTTAATGTAATTCCATCGGGCAGTTATGAGTACAATGATTCATTTTCTTTTGACACTTATATCCCAAATTACACCCCGGCTAAAAATAGATTCTTCATACTTTTCGGTACCGACATTTTGAAAAAACCTCAAGATTTTATAAATAGTATTATAAATGTGGCAATACCAAATGCGGGTCAGGCCGATAAAGATGCTTGGGACACCTATTTCACAAATATAATTACAACACCACAAACAGGTTTAGGTGCTGATTATTTGACTTCCAAAAATACTCAAGATGCAAATTTGAAAAAATTTAGAGACGATTATTATTCAAACAAATATACAAACTATAGACCTTATGATGTTTCTAAAGAAAGACTTTGTGCGTTAGTAACTAAATTACCACCATTAGCCCCTTCAGATTCTAATATGAAAGACTTATACTCACAAGTTAATTCTGGAGGTAATAAATTTAATTTGAAAAAATCTTTCCCATAATGGATTACTACAATAGATATAAAGACTTTTTAATCAACGGGCAACAAACGGTAGTTTTTTATGTAAATTTACCAATTAGACCTACTGACCAACAATACCTTTATTTAGTTGGTAAATCCCGTCTTGATAAAATTAGTTTTGAAAAATACAGTACTCCATATTTCGGTTGGTTAATTTTAACCGCCAACCCTCAATACGGTGGTTTAGAATCAAATATTCCTGATGGTGCTATTTTACGTATACCATTTCCATTAGTTAGTGCATTACAAGACTACAAATCCGCAGTAGATACACATATATTTTATTATGGCCGCTAGATTAAAACAAAATAAAAAAATATTCATAGAAACTGAGTATAACAACATCGTTGTTGTTAATCCTAATGAAGTATACGATAGTACAGGAAAAAGAGAACCAAGGTTTGTAGACCAAGAAGATTTGGTTTACTATGCTAATTTGGAAACATTCATAATTCCAAGAACAAAGTTGGCGGTTGGTGAGTCTTTTGATGTACAAAGTACCGCCATTGCAACTTTATTTCAAGGAGAAGACGATTTGAAAATTAACTTTTTAAAACCAAAAGGTAAAACCGCATTTGATTCAAGTTGGACGGACCAAATAACGGGTAAAGATTCAAGAGACTTTCGAGGAGTAAATCGAAATATTCAAAGAGTTGTTGAAACAGAAAAGGTGCAAAGATTTGAAAAGTCTGTTGGTGGATATGAAGATACCCAACTATTAGGAATAAATAGAATTAGTGTTAGAATAAAAGGAACTGGTGTGCCTGAAGTGTCAATATCGATGACAGACATACAAGGAAGGTCTTTATTTGAGCAGGGTGAAAATTCGTTATATTCGGCTTTTTTTAATTTTCCATATCCTCTGTTCTATTTGACTTTAAAAGGTTACTATGGAAAGGCCATAAGATATAGACTATCACTCACATCTTTTAACGCTAAGTTCAATGCTGAAAATGGAAACTATGAGATAGATTTAAAATTAATTGGTAAGTTTACAGCACTACTATTCGATACACCACTATCATATTGCTCAACTTCACCGTACATGTATAATAGTGTCATTACCATTACTGACCCAGTTACAAACACCAAAAAAACTCTTAACACATATAAAGGAAGACAAAAACTTGAAGAAGTTTACAACACATATAAAAGAAAGGGATTAATTCCTGATAATTTTCCTGTTTTATCATTAACGGAGTTAATTAATAGAATAGACAACTTTGACGCTAACTCACAGGCCGAATTAGAAAAAAAGGGAGATTTTACAAAACTTAATGACATTCAAGATTACTCTACAAACCTAATAAATTTAAATAAAGATGTTTTTGAATACGCACTTAGTACCGCTCTTGATGATAGTAATTTTATTGTTATAGACAATAACATATATTATCCATACAAAAAAGAGTTGGGTATTGGTGAAGAAGTAAAAGTAAAAACAAAAATAGATGAAAGAATTAAAGGATATGTTAATTTTCTATCCATTAATCAAACTTTTGGAACAAAACCACCGAAAAAAAGAGAAAAAAAAGACGAAAAATTTGAAATACCTATTACAATCAAAGATGTAAATGATATTATAAAAAAAGTCGATGTAGAAAGTTTCAAAAAAAACAATCAAGCATTACAAGAAACTTTTTTCTTTAGAACAGGTAAACAAGTAAATATCGGTGACCCAAACACAAATGCGGAGTTTGAAAAATTTGTATTAGATATAAACGCAAGTCTTAGTACAACCCAAAAAGTTTTAGATGCAAATAATAACATAATCGACGTACAACCCGATTATTATTTTTTTGGTAACAAAGTTGTTGCGGATGGTTCTTATATACCTAACTCTTACTTGGATAAGTTAGATAAAATGACAAAAACGCTAGAGGCGTTTCAAAAACAAATAGAGGATGAATTGACTGAATTTTACGCACAAACAGTTATATCACCAGAAGGAGGGTTAGGATTTAAACCAACTATTAGAAACATATTTGCCGTGTTGTTAGCAGGTGCGGACACTTTTTACAGACTTATGGAGGATGTACATGAAAAAGCATGGGAAGTAAGAGCGGACAAAGATAGACTTATGGCCGTAATTCCTCCTGAGAGTATTTCACCCGATGCGTTCAAATCAATACAGACATCTAGCGGTAGTTTGAATAATGATAATGTGGTTTATCCATGGCCGCTGTATTTTACAAAAGAAAAACAAAGTAACCAAAGTGAGTTATATGTAATTCAATATCCTGGTGACCCTAAAATAATAAAACAAACAAAGGCGTTTAATTACAATATATGGCCTGAAATTGGATTTACAGAAACTTTTTTAAAGGCTCAAACACAAACGGCCGCACCTACAGAAAACTTTACATATAATAATATCAAAGATGTTTCAGAATACATATCGTCAAATGCAATAGAATTTCCATTTAAAACAACCCCTTATCAAAATTTAGATGCAAAAAAATTGTATTACGAAATCTTTGAAAGGGCATATGTTTCAACCTACTACGGAAACTTATTATCCGACTTAGCATCACAAAAACAAGTTGATAAATTTTATGGTGATATTGAAAGTAAAAATTTAAGTTTAGTTGCCCCTCAAGATATTGCAATTAACCAAGATTTAAAAAATTTTAAATTCAACTTACAAAAATTATTGGACTACATGAAAAAGGTGTCTAATAATGGGCAAGGAGAATTATGGAACTTTTATTTAAAAAATAATTATGTAACTCCGTATATTGAAACACTTACTAAAAATCCAAACGAAATATACGGCATAGATACTTTATCTAATAGAACCGTTGAGGTCTCAAGTAAAATAGATTTAGCAAAAAATCTTACAGACTATTTGACAAGTAGTGACTCATCTAAAAAAAATACTTTAGATACGTATCCGTTTACTAATTTAGATTGGTTAAAGAAAAATTTATCAAACGGGGACTCAATTCAAGACTTCAAAGATTATAACGATACTACAAAAACTTTTTTATATCTCGATGATAAAAAAACAATCGCGAGAATAAATCAAACCGACAAGTATTCTAATATTAAACTTTTTACCACACCTTATGGTTTTAATAATGGTAATCAAACATATTTAACAGACCAATCAAATAATGTTCAAATATCAACAAGAGACACTCTTAAGAATTTTTATATCAATAGAAAAAATGAAAAGACATTTTTTACCGAGTCATTTATAAACTATGGAAACTCATATAGTGGTAATGTGGGAACATCAATTCAAACAACTTCTTTATTGAATACACCATATTTTATAAACTCAATTGTCGAAGGTGTAAAAAAACAAAAATCAGGAGATACACAATCTTATGTTCAATTAGGTTATTTATTTTTAAATTCGTTACCTTTAATTACTACAAAAGAAAAAATTATAAATGTCGATAATAATACAATTACTGACTTAGAATATTTAGCGGCAACATTTAAAAAATACTCGGCTGTACATCAAGTTCCTTACGCTTGGGTATTAAAATATGGTTCTATATGGCATAGATACAAAACGTTTGTTAACTCTAACGTTGACATACTTGACGATGTTTGGAAAGACTTTGATTATGTTAAAAGTTATGACCCCACAACATCAGATATTACAAAACAATATCAAATATTTGACTATACAGGAACAACAACACAGACAATTAGTTTACAAGGTTCAAATTTAATAGTTGCCAATATATATGATACTCAAAACGTTGGGTTTTATCCAAAATTAATTGATGATGTAAATTATTATTTGTTTGGTAAAGATTTATTTACCGGTTATACAAGTGCCGCCTTTCAAAATGCCGTAACTGTTGATAATTTTAATATTGGAAAAAATAACACATCATCAACAATATTAAATGTAGGGTTTGATACATCGTCACTTAATAGAACCCTGACTAAAAGAAACTACTACCAATATAGAACTTTTGCCGGAACGTCAAATAGTCCTAGTGGGGGTAACAGAATTGTATTATATCCATCGATGGGGGGTATACCAATTGACCAATCAATATATGAGTGTATAAACTCAAACAATCAAAAAACAATTGAACCATTTTTTAACAAAGCGTTGTATAATGGTTCTGTAAGGTCAGTTTGGGGGGCATCTAACTTTGGATATTTTGATAATAGTTTACTAACAAAACCAAAACCTACGGAATATTTAAAAGTTATAAAAACAAACACTAACAGACAAAATGATTTCGATTTAGTTTCAAACGAATTAAAGTACAGTTCTATAGACGAAATATTCAGTGTTTTCCCAAAAGAATTATTAGATAAATTTGAAGAAAAGTTTTTAGGTTTTTGTAAATACAATTTTGAAATTAAAGATTTACAACTTAACGATGAAGTTACTACGGCAACATATACAAATAGTAATGGTGTTCCGAATGTTGAACAAAAACTTCTAAAAAATCAAATTAGTAATTTGTTTGTTTTTTCAAATGCTGGTTTTGTAAAAACAAATGAAGACGTAGACGGAAAAAGATTGGCAGAATTACAAATTTCTAATTTAACAGAATCAATAAAAAACTTTTTGAACTTTGATTGTGTTATTAAATTGAGTAACCCGTATGATTTTGAAAGAAAACTATTTAACTCTTTTTCTAATCTTAATGAGTTTGTACCTGAAGATAAATATAGATTTGGTTCATATCTTAAAGGTAAATTACCTGGAGACGGAACTAACATTTCATTATTACTAAGTCTCGCTCAAAACCCTACGGCATGGGCGGCAGTTAGAAACTATGTTGGATTTAGTGAAATACCATCAGTTGATTACCAAAATCAAGTACAACCACAATTTCCTTCAGTACCTATTACAAATCAAAATACACCAACACAATATGTCCAACCATCAAACACATCAACTTTTAGAACTTTTCAAGATTTATGTACCGGTCAGTACTTTAATATCACTGACCCAAATAATTACTCAGAATCGTCTTTAAACTATACTAATGGGCATATAATTTATTTAGAAACAATTGATAACTCATCGCAACCTAAAAACTTTTGCGCCAGAAAAGTTCCTAATAGTGCACAAACAACAACATATAATTTATTAGTGGATGACAATGCGCCACAAACAGACGCTGTTGGAGTAACGCCCGAAAGTTACTGTCTTTCTTTTTTCAATTCACTAATAAATTGTACACAATCAAATAATCCAAATGTTAGTATTGTATTTATTGGTCATTCATCAACCATATTACCCACTTCAAATTTAGGGGTTGAAAGTAATAGGTATTTTAATTTAGAAAAACCAAACGGGGGATATTCGGTCTATAAAATAGAAGGGGACCCTAATTTCATAGCAACTAATGTTGGTAGTAAACGTTTTTATAATATTAATTCAAATATTAATGACCCTAACAATTTTCCTTTACCAAGCTCAGGAACATTAGGGGCGAACACAAACTTTTCAAATTTAATACAAGTCAATAATAACATTGCTGGAAATTATATAATGGTTATTGATTATTTAACGCCAAACGGTAGTACCACAAAATTAACAACAACCGTTACAACATTACCTGGCGGAAGTAACACTTCACCACAACAAACAAACAATCCACAAAATAATACTCAACCATTACCAGGAACACAAAAATCATTTGTAAGTGAATTTTTTATTGATAATGACATTGAATTTACCGCTCAAAATGTTACTTTACTATCCCCTTTAATAAAGTTATACGTGACTCAAAAAATTGATGACCCGTCATATAATAAAACAAAGTTTACGTCTTTCATTAATTCATATCTACAAGATAGACAATCTTTATTAGATAAAGTTGTTAATGAAACTTTTTCTAATCTTAACAGAATACTAAAAGATATACAAGTTGAAGAACAAACCACCAATACTGCGGTAAATGGAGATGTTAACAAACTTAGTACTTATAACACATTAAAAGGTTTCAACGATAAATGGATTGCGGGTTCTGATTTAAAAAACACGACACTATTTGAAGATTTTTTATTTATGGACAGGTCTAATAGTGATTTGGGTAATGATTTTACATTAGATTTAAAAATGGTAAAAAGAATTTTGGACCCAAAAATTAATCCTTCTAGTAGTTTAATGTCGATTATAAGTCAGATATTAGATGAAAATAAATTTATGTTTATGGCCATGCCTGCTTATATTAACTTTTATGGGTTACAAGAGGCTTTGAAAAATGGAGTTCCATTAGAAGATAGCGAAATTGGTAATTCACTGTTTGGAACATATTTAGAAGTAGATTATACAAAAGCTAGCCCAAAATTTTTGTGCATTTATATGGGAAATCCTTCTGAATATCCAAAACCTAAAGAAAATTCTTTCATAAGATTTGGTGATGATAGTTTTGATTTAAGAACGCCCGGAAACTGTTTAGAAGTTTCAGACCCAAATAGGAATTATTCTCAAACCAATAGAGTGGTCGGGTTTAGTGTTGATTTTGGAATCCAAAACCAAAGTGTCTTTAAAGGGTTAGATTTAGATATGTCAGAAATGAAAAATACTTCTGAAACTTTTAAAGTTAATGCCGATTTAGGAAGTTCCGTGGCGGGAGACCAAGTTGCTCAACAGTCAGTTTCTTTGTATAGTCTATATAAAAGTCGTTCATATTCTTGTACTGTGGAGTCTATGGGTAATGTTATGATACAACCAACAATGTATTTTATACTAAGACACGTACCGATGTTTTATGGGCCATATTGGATTTTTGAGGTTAGTCATGAAGTCTCAACTAGAGGTTTTAATACTAGTTTCAAAGGTTCGAGAATACCAAAATACTCTTTACCGCAAGTTAATAATTTATTGACAAACGTTAATAAAAAAATATTAGAGACATACAAAAAACAAGCGGCAGACAAAAATCCAAAAAAAGACGAAAATAGAATTGCCACAGAAACATCTTTAAAAGAAAATCCTAAATTGAATTTTTATGCGGCACCACAAGACCAATGTACAACCAAACTTAATTCTGTTTTTACATCAACCCCATTTGTTGATATCGTAGAAACACCATTTACCGTACAAGAATTATCAGAAGTAATTAAACAAGTCGTTACAGATAAAACGATGAGAACGGTGTTAATGGGAATTGCAGGAACAACATATATATCCAAAAGCGCGGGTGTTGGCGTTTGGGATAATGTAAATTATAACCCTTATGAAATTTCCACTACAAATACTTTTGGAGCTTTAAATTCTTTAATTACATCTCAATCTTGTGTTAAGTTGGGAGGAGACCCAGTTCCAATTGCAAAATTCAACACATTTGTTGAATCGACAACATTTATTAGTAAAATATTGAATCCACTTTTACCTATGTTAAATGAACTAGTAAATAAAAGTACTGAAACAAATATAAACAAAAAACATGGAAAAGCGGCATTTCAATTCGCATATTCAACTTGGTTGACTCCGGCCGCTTATGGACCACCAGCATTGACCGCCCAACAAATAATTGATTTTGTTGACAACACTTTCAAAGACAATACAAACTTGTATGAAACATACATAGCAACATATACTAATTTTTACGAGATATTTTAACAAATACGTAATAAACATATATTTATATAAAAAAAAGACATGGACATCAAATTATTATTAGACAACTATTTGAAAAAAAATACTAGAATTACCACAAAAGAAGATGGTAATGGGTACCAACAAGTTTGTGATTTGGACACTGGTGATTGTTATACAATTAGAATGAAAGACGGTTTAATTGAAAGAGTTGACAATACTATGAAAACAAATAAAACTTTAAAAGTTGAAACACCAACAGGAGTCAAGACATTATTAAACGGATAAATTTTTAAAAATGAGTTTAGATAGAAAAATCTTAGAAGAATTAAAAAGATTCAATCAAATTAATTCTTATATTCTTAGAGAACAAGATGTTCCTCCTCCACCACCGGCAGACCCGGCAGCCGACCCAGCGGCGGCTGACCCTACAGCTGTCGACCCAGCGGCGGGAGGTGCACCGGACCCCGCAGCGGCAGGAGCTGCGGACCCCGCAGCGGCAGGAGCAACCGAAGTTCCTGAACCTGTAGATGTTGAAAATGACCCCGATGTTGAAGAAGTGACACCTGAAGATGAAGGTGAAGAAGAAACTGAGGAAATCGATATCACAGATTTAGTAACTACCCAACAAGAAATTCAAGCAAAACAGGATGAGTTTATGGATGGAATTTTCACAAAATTAGATGACTTAGAGTCGAAACTATCTAATATGGATGAAATAATGAATAAAATTAATAGTCTTGAAACTAAGTTAGAAAAGTATAGACAAAAAAGTCCTGAAGAAAAATTAGAATTACGTTCATTAGATTCTTATCCATACAATCAAAAACTTACAGACTTTTTTGATGTCAAAAAAGATGAAATGGAAAAAAGTGGAAAGAACGAATATATTTTAACTTCTGATGAAGTTGAAAACTATTCACCAAATGAAGTTAAAAAAACTTTTAACCTATACGATACTGAAGAAGATTCTGAATAAAAATCAAACTTTTACAACAAAATTGAGGGAAGAATTATCTTCCCTTTTTTATTTGACAAACTTTAATTTTCACTTATATTTTTCATAGATAAAAGAGTAATAATTAAAAATTTATTTATGGCAAATTCAGTATTAGATTCAGTACTTGCGCAGTACGAAAAGAACTCAACATCATCGAGTTCACAAAAAACAAATATTTCTCAAGAAGACAGATTGAAGAAGTATTTTTCTGCAATTCTTCAGAAGAATGAAAAATCCGCATCACGGAGAATCCGTATCTTACCTACAAAAGATGGTTCATCACCATTTGTTGAAGTTTGGTATCATGAAATCCAAGTAAACGGACAGTGGGTTAAGTTGTATGACCCCGAGAAAAACGACAATGACCGTTCACCATTAAGTGAAGTTTATAACGAATTGATTTCGACAGGTAAAAAAGAAGACAAAGAATTGGCATCACAATACCGTTCACGTTTATTTTACATTGTAAAAGTTATTGACCGAGATAATGAACAAGACGGGGTTAAGTTTTGGAGATTCAAACACAACTACAAACAAGAAGGTGTTTTAGATAAAATTTTACCTATTTGGAAAGCAAAAGGTGACGTAACCAATGCCGAAAAAGGTCGTGATTTAATTATTGAACTTACAAGGGCAAAAACACCACAAGGAAAAGAGTACACAGTAATTCAAACTATTATGTATGATGACCCACAACCACTACATGAAGATAAGGCAATCATGGAAGGATGGATTCAAGATGAACTTACATGGAATGATGTATATTCTAAAAAACCTGTAGAATATTTAGAGGCAGTTGCTGTTGGAGAAACTCCAATTTGGTCATCTGAACTAAAAAAATATGTTTACGGAGAAGAGTCTGAGACTTCACTTGGAGGTTCAAAACAAGAAACCGCTCCTGTTGTTGACCCACAAGCAAACGAAGAACCATCAGAAGATTTACCATTCTAAATCAAACAAACATAATCGGGCTTTCTACCTAAGCCCGATTTTTATTAACTTTAAAAAATTAAAAAAATGAACACATTTTTAGCAGAAAAATTAAAAGATGCTCTTGTAAAAAAATACGAGTCTGAAATTGCAGATGCAGAAGCAAGATTATATGTATATTTTACAAACCCTGTAGGTATTGGTGAGCACCCACAACATACCGAAGAAATGGATAATTTGGTTGAACAACTAACTAATGCAAACGACAAGTTGGAAACCATTAACAACTTTAAAATTTACGAACTGTAATGGCTATTAAGAAGAACGACTTCGGGTCTTTGAAAAAAAAGTTTTCCACATCGGCAAAGTATAAACCACAAAGATTCTTTGACCTTGGTTCTCCGTTTTTGGATGCGGTTGGTTTACCTGGTCCTGCTATGGGACACATCAATATGTTCTTAGGACATTCAGATACGGGTAAGACAACAGCGTTAGTTAAAACTGCGGTTGATGCTCAAAAGAAAGGTATTTTACCTGTATTCATCATAACTGAACAAAAATGGTCGTTTGACCACGCTAAGTTGATGGGGTTTGAATGTGAAGAAGTTGTAGATACAGAAACAGGAGAATTAGAGTGGGATGGTTTTTATATATTCAATAATAACTTTGATTATATTGAACAAATCACAGATTACATTAATGATTTATTAGACGCTCAAGAAAAGGGTGATATTGATTATTCATTGTGTATTATGTGGGACTCAGTAGGTTCTGTTCCTTGTAAAATGACTTACGAAGGTAAAGGAGGTAAACAACACAACGCAAGTGTTTTGGCCGACAAGATTGGTATGGGTATTAACCAACGTATTTCAGGTTCACGTAAAGCGGACTCTAAATACGAAAATACCTTAATCATTGTCAATCAACCTTGGGTTGAACTACCTGATAATCCATTTGGACAACCTAAAATTAAAGCAAAAGGTGGTGAGGCTATTTGGTTAAACTCTTCATTAGTATTCTTATTTGGAAATCAAAAAGGTGCCGGTACTACAAAAATTACCGCAACTAAAGATAAGAGAACTGTGAAGTTTGCATCAAGAACTAAGGTGTCTGTTATGAAAAATCACATTAACGGACTTGGTTTTGAAGACGGAAAGATTATCGTAACACCACACGGTTTCTTACCGGGAAAAGAAGCTTCCGAAGAAAAGGCGTCTATCGAACAATACAAAAAAGATTATGCTGAATATTGGAAGGAAATAATCGGAGTTGATGGTGACTTCGATTTGAAATCAGAAAAAGAAGAAGTAGAGTAGTAACAATTAAAAACAAAAAAAGTGACAAAAACCTTATTGGTTGATGGGAACAATTTGATGAAAATTGGTTTTCATGGTGTGAAAGATTATTTCCACAAAGGAAAACATATTGGGGCCATTTGGCACTTTTTAAATACTTTAAGAAAGTTTTTGGAGGAGAACAACTATAATAAAGTTGTAGTATTTTGGGATAGCGACACGAACTCATCACAGAGAAGGTTGATATACCCCAAGTATAAATTAAACCGTAGAGCCCTTTCTAATGAGATTAAACAAGATTCTTATGAAGAACAAAAACAACGAGTCAAACAATATCTTGAAGAGATGTTTGTTAGACAACTTGAAGTTGAAAATTCAGAAGCGGATGATTTAATTGCGTATTACTGTCAAATTTCTGAAGACGAGAATAAAACAATTTTCTCAAGCGATAGAGACCTTACACAACTTATTTCTGAAAAGGTAACTATTTATTCACCATCCACAAAAAGATATTATAAGATGGGGGACACTATCAAAATGAGCGATTTTGAAGTTCCCCATTATAATGTCAAAACGATTAAAATCCTTACGGGTGATTCATCTGATAATATCGACGGTATTTTTTATTTAGGTGAAAAGACTTTAATTAAGTTTTTTCCTGAGCTACTTGAAAAAGAAGTAGAATTATTCGATATTTTATCGAAAGGGGAAGAACTCCTTAAAGAAAATAAAGACAACAAATCATTACAAAATCTTTTGTCTGGTAAAACAAAAGAGGGGGTATTTGGTGATGAGTACTATGTGATTAATAAAAAACTAATTGATTTAAATGAGCCACTAATAAATCAAGAAGGTAAAGATTTAGTTGAGGCATATTATTCAGAATCATTGGACCCTGATGGTAGAGGATACAAAAACCTAATACGTATGATGATGGAAGACGGGCTATTTAAGTATCTACCAAAAACAGATGATAATTGGATTTATTTTTTAAAACCATTTTTAAAGTTAACAAGAAAAGAAAAAACAAAATTTAAAAGAAAAAATTAAAAAAATTATGAAAGATTCAAATGACATAACTAAAGTTGAGTTTTTAATTACTTTGAACAATAATTTCGTAGTACAAAGGTTTTTTAATGTAAAAGGATTTAACACAAACGCTAAAGGTAGTGTTGAGTTAATGAATTACATTAAAAGTTTAAGAACAGAATTAGAAACCAAACTTAGAAACAAGTCAGTATTCTATATGTTGGAAAATAGATACCAAATAGAAGAAGACCAAACAGTTTTAAACACTTCAAATACCGATGGGACTGAAATATTTAACATTATTTTAAAGGTTGGAAATGAGACAATTTGTCATAGTATTATAGATGCTAAATTGTACCCACCAAAGGTAAGATATACCCTAGACGTTAGGCCATCCATAAAAACAATACTAAAGGAGTTGACTGACATTTTTTCATCAAAAAAATTATCTCATAACTACCTAAATTATTCCTTAGTCTAATAGTATTTATTGAAAAATCACATAAATTAAATCACATGTCAGACAAAAAAAACTTTGGATATCTTGGTAATAAATTTCAAATTCAACTACTTAATAATATCATTCTTTATAAAGATTTTTCTAATTCAATATTAGAAGTAATCGACCCTCATTATTTCGATAATCAGTATTTTCGAATCATTTGCCAAATGGTAAAAGAATACTATTCAAAATATGAGCACGCCCCAACTTTTGATACGTTAGAACAACTTACAAAATCAGAAATTTCTTCACCGATGGCTCAAAAAAGTATTTTAGATACTATTGAACAAGTAAAAAATGTTTCTGATGAAGGTTCTTCTTTCGTTCAAGAAAAATCATTAAAATTCTGTAAACAACAAGAATTACAGAAGGTTATGACTAAAGCTCAATCAATTATTGATAAGGGTGATTTTGAAAGTTATGACCACTTAGAGGAAATGGTTAGAGGGGCATTACAAGTTGGTGAGGTTGATAAAGGGACTACCGATGTATTTTTTAACTTAGATGAAGTTTTAGATGATGATTACAGACACCCAATTCCAATTGGAGTGCCTGGTATTGATAATTTATTGAGAGGAGGTTTGGCAAAAGGAGAAATTGGTGTTATCTTAGCACCCACAGGTGTAGGTAAGTCAACTTTTACTACTAAAATTGCTAATCACGCATTTAACTTGGGGTATAGTGTTTTACAAATATTTTTTGAAGACAACCCAAAAATTATTCAAAGAAAACATATTACTCTTTGGACTGGAATGCACCCTGACGATTTAACTGAAAATAGAGAAGATGTTATCGAAAAAGTTAGACACATCCAATCTACAAGAAAAAATAAATTAATATTGAAAAAGTTACCTTCAGATACAGTCACTATGAACCAAATTAAAAATCAAGTTAGAAAAATGATTGCTGAAGGGAACAAAGTTGATATGATTATTTTGGATTATATTGATTGTGTTGTACCTGATAAAATGTTAGGTGATGAATGGAAAAGTGAGGGGTCAGTCATGAGGGCATTTGAAGCTATGTGTCATGAATTAGATATCGCAGGATGGACAGCAACCCAAGGCAATCGTAACTCGATATCATCTGAAGTTGTCACCACAGACCAAATGGGTGGCTCAATCAAAAAAGCACAAGTGGGTCACGTAATTATTACAGTTGCAAAAAGTTTACAACAAAAAGAAATGAACTTAGCAACAATTGCCATAACAAAGTCAAGAATTGGCAAAGACGGAATTGTATTTGAAAACTGTAAGTTTGATAATGCAATGTTAGAAATAGACACAGAACAAAGTATGACTTTCTTAGGTTTGGAAGAACAAAAAGAAGAAAGAAACAAAAATCGTGTAAAAGAACTCTTAGAAAAAAAGAGGTTAAAAGAACAACAATCTTAATTTAATTAAACTATGGAAAAAATATTAACAGAAAATCCTGGACGTTTTGTCATCTTCCCAATCGAACATAACGACATTTGGGAATACTACAAACAACACCAAGCCGCGTTTTGGACCGCAGAAGAAGTCGATTTAACCAACGATATTAGAGATTGGGAAAATTTAACAGAGAATGAAAAATTCTTTATCAAGAATGTATTGTCGTTTTTCGCGGCTTCAGATGGTATTGTAAATGAAAATTTGGCAGAAAACTTTTATCGCGAGGTTCAATATCCTGAAGCAAAATTCTTTTATGGATTCCAACTTGCTATGGAAAATATTCATTCATTAATGTATTCTTTGTTGATTGATACTTACATTTCAAACGCAAAAGAAAAAGACGAGTGTTTCAACGCGATTGATAGATTACCTGCAGTTCAAAAGAAAGCAAAATGGGCATTAGAATGGATTGAAAATGCATCATTTGCAGAAAGATTAGTTGCGTTTGCGGCTGTCGAAGGTATTTTCTTTTCAGGTTCTTTTTGTTCTATTTTTTGGATGAAATCAAGAGGAATTATGCAAGGACTATGTAATGCTAACTCACTTATCTTTAAAGATGAAAACTTACATTGTGATTTTGCAATTCACTTATTAAATAATCACTTAGAAGAAAGACCATCAGAAAAAAGAATCAAAGAAATTCTACTCTCAGCTTTAGAAATTGAAAAAGAATTTATCACTGAGTCACTTCCAGTGTCTTTAATTGGTATGAACTCAAACCTAATGAAACAATATTTGGAGTTTGTTGTTGATGGTTTGTTGGTTAAGATGGGATGTAGTAAAGAATTTAACGTGGAACAACCGTTTAAATTCATGGAACAGATTGCGGTTGAAACAAAAGGAAATTTCTTTGAGTCCAGAACGGTAGAGTATCAAAAAGCAAAATTGAACGAAACAATAACATTTACAGAAGATTTCTAAATTATAAATTATGTCATTAAAAATTATTAAAAGAGGTGAGGAGAATGTCGCCTTTAATCCACAAAAAATTTACAATAGAGTAAAACGTTCAGCAAAAGGTTTAAACGTAAACTCAGATGAAATTTTTATTAAAGTAATTACTTCAGTACCTACCGAAGGTGAAGTCACAACAAAAGAATTAGATAAGTTAATCTATGAAATTGCGGCCGCGTACACAGGTAGTCACCATGATTATTCTAGATTGGCGTCGTCAGTGGCCATATCATCATATCATAAAGAAACACTTGATAGTTTTTCACAAACTATGAAAGAATTATATTCAGACGGTATAATCCACGAAGATTTAATTGAAAAAATTGATAGATATGGTGAAAATTTGATAGATGCAGTAATCAATCACGATAACGATTACAATTTTGACTATTTTGCTTGGAGGTCACTACAAGAAATGTATTTGTTAAAAAAACCAAACGGTAAAGTAATTGAAAGACCACAACACATGTATATGAGAGTTGCGCTTTGGGTTACGGACACTTTTGAAGATGCGGTTGAATACTACAAGTCACTATCCAGACAATTAATTTCAAAGGCAACACCTATAATGATTAATTCAGGAACAAAAGTCCCTCAATTGGCATCTTGTGTTTTACACTACAATGATTCCGATTCAAGACAAGGTTTGTTGGGGACTTTAAATGATATATCTACCTTTTCTTCTGATGCTGCTGGAATTGGTTTATCGATGTCTAACATTAGAAGTAAAGAAAGTAGAATTTCAACTTCAGGTGGATTTGCTGGTGGATTATTAAAATATCTTAAAATTGTTAATGAGTCATTAAGATTTTTTAATCAACAAGGAAGAAGACCTGGCTCTGCTGCGATTTATTTGGAACCATGGCACAAAGATATTTTTGATTTACTTGATATCAAAAAGAACACAGGTGCAGAAGAATTGAGAGCTCGTGATTTATTTACTGCTCTTTGGATACCTGATAATTTTATGAGGGCGGTAAAAAATAATGATGATTGGTACTTGTTTTGTCCTAACGACATTAAAAGAGCTGGGTTAAAACCGTTACAAGAATGTTATGGTGATGAGTACGAAGAGGTCTATAAAAACGCAGTTCAGTTAGGTTTAGGTAAAAAAGTTTCAGCCCAAAGTATTTGGACTAAAATTATAGAGTCTCAAGTAGAAACGGGAGTACCTTACTTGTGTTCAAAGGACAGTGCAAATAAAAAAACTAATCATCAAAATATTGGAGTTATTAAACAATCAAACCTTTGTAATGAAATCTATCAATATACAGATGAAAACACAACGGCTATTTGTACATTATCGTCAATGGTTTTAAAAAACTTTGTTAATGGAAATAAATTTGATTTTGAAAAATTATTTAACGAGGTAAAAAAAGTTGTTAGAGCTTTAAATAAAGTTGTAGATGTTAACAACTACTCAACCAAAAAAGGGTTGAAAGGAGGTCTTGAACAAAGAGCGATTGCGATTGGCACTCAAGGATTAGCGGATGTATTTTATTTAATGGATTATATCTTCACATCAGAAGAAGCAAAAAAATTAAACAAAGAAATTTTTGAAACAATTTATTACGCTGCAATTTATGAAAGTAACCAACTTTGTATTGAGGGTAAATACAAACCGTATGAATTTTTTAATGGGTCGCCAATGTCAAAAGGAGTATTTCAATACGACATGTGGGGGTTCAAAGAAGATAATTTATCAGGAATGTGGGATTGGAAAACATTGAAAGAAAATGTAGGAAAGTACGGAGTATGTAATTCTTTATTTACCGCTCAAATGCCTGTTGCGTCTTCTGCTAAAATTACAGGTTCATTTGAAATGACTGAACCCGCACATTCCGCACTATTCAATAGAAGGGTTGTTGGTGGTGAGATTATGATTGTAAACAAGTATCTTATAAACGACTTTGAAAAAATCGGTATTTGGTCAGAAGATTTAAAAAATGAAATTATAATGAATGAAGGTTCTATTCAAAATATTAATTTCAATAATTATTTGGATACCGAGGATAAAAATTACAATAAGAAAGTTAAACGAATTGAACACTTAATACCTAAGTACAAAACAATTTGGGAAATTTCACAAAAACAACTTATTGATATGGCGGCGGAACGAGCACCATTTATCGACCAATCACAGTCTATGAATATTTACATGTCAAACCCAACGTTGTCTAAAATTACTTCATCACATTTCCATGGTTGGGAAAGTGGTCTTAAAACGTTGTGTTACTATGTTAGAACAAAGGCAATATCAACAGGGGCAAAACATTTGGCATTAGATATGACAAAAAAACAAACTCCACCTCCACCACCTGACAGAATATTAAAAGAAGGTGTTTTACCAACAAGACCCGAGGACTCTGAGTTTGAGTGTTTTGGATGTTCATCTTAAATCTAATAATCCCAACATAACGTTGGGATTTTTTATTTAATAACTATTTATTGAAAATATCACGACACTATATTTATGTAATATGGCAAACGGAATTACATATGGTTTACATTTTCCTTTTTTAAAAAGTCCTGTCGGTAGTTATGTAAGGGCAACAGAAAATACTGAAGATGAAATAAAAAGTAACTTACTACATTTATTGTTGACAAGAAGAGGAACAAGATATTATTTACCTGATTTTGGAACAAGACTATATGAATTTATTTTTGAACCATTGGACGCTCAAACGTTTAATGCGATGAAAGATGAAATTTACGAACAAGTAAGAACTTACATACCAAATCTTACCATTACTAATATATCAATCACACCATATACTGAAGTACCTGACGCTCAAGAACCTAGACCAAGACTTGCTTATAATCCTAAAGATTTTGTTAGTACAGGTGAGTTTTTTGAACTACTTGAGAAGGGTGAAACACTTACAGACAAAGAAAGTGCTCAATATGATATAATTAGAATACCTGGCCCAAATACTGCAGATTATACTGCAAAAATAAAAATAGAATACATAGATGAGTCATCTGCATTTGGAAGTAGAAACTTTGTAATAATTAATATATAATATGGCTAATAATAAAATAAATTACACTTCTAGAGATTTTGAATCGATTAGACAGGGATTAATTGATTATACAAAACAATATTACCCCGATTTAGTACAAAACTTTAATGATGCCTCGATATTTTCAGTTTTAATGGATTTGAACGCGGCTGTTGCGGACAATCTACATTTTCATATGGATAGAAGTATTCAAGAAACAGTATTACAATATGCACAACAACGGTCTTCAATTTTTAATATTGCAAGAACTTATGGATTAAAAATACCTGGATTTAGACCATCTGTTGCTGTAGTTGATTTTTCTATTACTGTCCCACCACTTGGAGATAGTGAAGACTATAGATATTTAGGTATTTTAAGGGCAGGCTCGCAGTTTAATGGAGGAGGAACCACATTTGAAACTGTATATGATATTGATTTCTCAACACAATATAATCAGGAAGGTTTTGTTAATAGAACTAAAATACCAACATTTGACGCTAATAATAAAATTATAAACTACATTATTACAAAAAGAGAAGTAGTTGTTAATGGAACAACTAAAGTATTTAAAAGGGTAATAAATCCCACTGATGTTGTACCGTTTTTTAACTTTTTTCTACCTGAAAGAAATGTATTAGGCGTAACCGGAGTCATTCAAAAAGATGGTACAAGTTATCCTAACGTACCTGGTTACCAAGACTTTGTCACTTCAACAAATAAGTGGTATGAGGTTGACGCATTGGCAGAAGACACCGTATTCATAGAAGATACTACCAAACCTACAGATAACGCAGGGGTTAAAGTTGGTACGTATATTAAAACTGACAATAGATTTGTAACTGAATACACACCCGAAGGTTTTATGAAGTTACAATTTGGAGGAGGTACCACAACACCTAATCAACAACTTGAAAAATTTGCAAGAGATGGTATTAGACTTGATTTGGCAAATTATCAAAACAATATTGGTTTAGGATTAACTGTACAACCAAACACAACAATTTTTGTACAATATAGAATAGGTGGTGGACTTGCTTCAAACGTAGGGGTTGGCGTAATAAATCAAGTGGGTACTATAGATTTTGCAGTAAACGGACCATCCGCCACAATTAACGCAAATGTGGTTAATTCATTAAAAAGTAATAATGTTACCGCAGCAATTGGAGGTTCAAATCCACCGTCAACTGAAGAAGTTAGAAACATGGTAAGTTTCAATTTTGCTGCACAAAAAAGAGCCGTAACTATTAATGATTATAAATCAATTATTGATACGATGCCAGGTAGGTTTGGTGCACCTGCAAAAGTTGCAATCACAGAAAACAATAACAAAATAACAATTCAAATACTATCTTACGACGATAGTGGTAAATTAACACAAGTCGTATCTAATAATCTAAAAAGTAATTTGGCGACTTACTTGTCAAAATACAGAATGATTAATGACTATATTTCTATTGATGTTGCAAAAGTAATTGATTTGGAGTTTGATATATTTGTTGTTTTAGAGTCTGATAGAAGCCAAGGTCAAGTTATCACTCAAATTATAAATGAAGTTTCAAACTATATGTCTCCTGAGAATAGAGAGTTAGGTCAAAATGTTAATATTTCAGATGTAAGAAGATTAATTCAAAATACTGCTGGAGTTACTACTTTATCAGATTTAAAAGTATACAATAAGGTAGGAGGTTTATATTCGACATCTGAAACTTCACAAAGATACGTTGATACGGCAACAAAAGAAATACAATTAATTGATGACACAATATTTGCGGAACCAACGCAAATCTATCAAATCAGATTTAATAATAAAGACATAAAAGTTCGAGTTAAGAACTTAAAAACAGTAGACTTCATCTAACTTTATTTATTTTTAGTTGAACTGTGTTAATATAGAAAATAAGTAACATAACTATTTATTTTCAAAAGGTAGATGAGCAAAAGCTATAGAATAAGAACCTCCATAGGAACAGACCGAAACGTCAGAGTCGACATAAACCAAGATTTTGATTTTTTAGAAATTTTGTCTTTAAAACTAAGACAAGAAGATGTATATACACGTTTTTGTGCCGACTATGGTGTAGTTGCCGGCCGAGTTATTGTCAACGGAGGGTACGGAGTTCCGAACGCTAATGTTTCAATATTTGTACCTTTAGATGAAATAGATGAAAATGACCCCGTAATTTCAACCCTATATCCTTATAAAAACGTAGATGAAAAAAACGAAGACGGTTATAGATACAATCTTCTTCCCTATAGAAAAGAATACGATGGACATGTACCCACAGGAACTTTTCCTGATAGAGAAGATGTACTTAAAAGAACTGAAGTATTGGAAGTTTATGAAAAATACTTCAAGTTTACAGTAAAAACAAATGAAAGTGGTGACTTTATGATTGTAGGAGCACCTCTCGGTATTCAAACATTAGTTTTAGACGTTGATTTATCTAACATTGGGTGTTTCTCACTCAGACCATCAGATTTCATAAGGGCAGGACTTGCAGGTCCCGAACAATTTAATGGGGACCAATTTAAATCGTCAACAGATTTGGGGTCTTTACCGCAGTTAGTAAATATTAAAAACAATATAGATGTTACTTCATTTTGGGGTGAAACTGATTTATGTAACATCGGTATAACAAGAGCGGATTTTGATTTAAGAGATTTTGGTATAGATATTAAACCTCATGCGATATTTATGGGGTCAATATTTTCAACAGCTGAAGAAGATTTTCTTAAAACAAATTGTAAACCAAAAAAAGATTCAGGAAATCTTTGTGACTTAGTAACTGCCGGAGGAACAATATTGGCACTTAGACAAACAATTAATTATGATGTTAATGGTAGACCAATATTAGAACAATTTTCACTTCCTGAAGGAGGTAAAGTAATTGATGATAATGGTACATGGTTGGTGGAAGTACCAATGAATTTAGATTTTGTTACCACTAATGAATTTGGAGAACAAATTTTGTCAAATGACCCTGCGGTTGGTATTCCAACAAAGGGTAAATATAGATTTAGAATACAGTACCAAAATGAAAATGGTTTAAATAATGATATTTTAAGGGCTGACTATTTAGTTCCCAACATAAAAGAGTGGGGGTGGACAGGTATAAATCCACCAACAGGTTCAGCAGCACAACTTAAATCATATGCGTTCAGTTTGGATTGGGATGATTATGGTGATTCTACAACATCAATAGGTCAACAGATGATACAAGAGGCTATTAATTGTGAAGACCGTTTTTATGAAATGAATTATAATAAAGTTTATACAATTGCAAACTTTATAGACAGATGGAAGTGGGGGTTTAATAGAAGTAGACATTTAGGTATAAAAGAAATAACAGATAGAAGATGTACCACAACCACAAACAGATTTCCGGTTAACGATGGTGTTAGAAATTTTGATTTTATATTTTTCTTATTTAATTTACTTGTTACAATTTTTAGTCCAATATTTGTTGCACTTATACCTGTTCTTCACTTATTATCGCTTGTTTGGCCAATATTAAAATGGGTTATAGCTATAGTTTTCCCTGGTTTGTTATTATACTTTGCGATTCAATATGGTATTGCGGCGGCAGTGGCATTCCCGGCTGTTGGTCTAATAGTATTATACGCCGCAGTCGCATTAATTTTTGCGGCCGCAGCTGTGTTATTTGCAATTAAAGTATCACCGATGTTAACCAAGTTTAACTTTAAAGGTTTAACTTTACCTATGATGTCATATCCAGACTGTGAAGCTTGTCCTTGTGATATACCTGACATTGAGACAGAAGAAATACAAGGTGGTATATTTGGTGGTGGTGGAACCCAAAGTACTAAAATTGGTAAATATACCGTAAATTCAAGAAGTAGTGGTTCACAATTGGCCGACATCAATTCCAATGATTTTTATGGAAATGCGGTAAATGTGAATAATTGTAATTATGACAATAGTGGTGACCAAATAGAACAAGGTGGATATACCAATCCTGCACCTGTTGGACCAACATATTTTTGTTTTTTAAATCCTGAAGATTATAGCGGTAATGAACAAAAAAGAAATCAAAAATACCAAGCGGATAGTTACGGTATAAGATACGGAATAGCTGGATATCCAACCGCTCCAGAAATAGGAATGCCGATAGTAAATAATTATTCGGGTGATAAATTTATAATTCAAAGAGATGTTCCTTATTCACAATCTTTGAATTTGGCTAACTTAAAGGCGAGGTATTTTGATTCAACAGCTCCTAACATAATTCAAACAACAATTAACGGAAGTGCACCTATTTTTGATAATATGTTAATTTTGTTGGTTGACCAAGGAGTTTCGTCACAATTATCATCAGGGTCGATAGTAACGTTTAATGACCCAACTAATATTACAGACATAAATATTTCAGGGTTGACAAACCAAAATCAGTTCGGGTCCAACTCAATTACAGGTACAAGTACAACTGCACTAACACAAACAAATATAACTTTTGCAAATCCAACTAATGGAAACATCCAAACAGTTTCGGTAGCATTATCAGGTACATCTGCAGAAAAACAATACGAATTTAAAACAGGTATGGAGTACTTTCAAGTTATTACAGGTATGACTACTTATCAGGCTGATTTATTGGCGTTAGGTACTAAAATATCACAAGTCCCAAATCCTGCAAACCACGGAGATACTTCAAGTTTATTAAGAAAATATTTTTTAAATAAACGTCAATTAATTTATTACAAAGACGCTAATGGGTCTAACGGTACTGATAGAACAGAACTAATAAACCCATTAACACTAATTGGTGAAACTTGGAAAAATTTAGAAATTATATTTTTAGTAAGAGGTGTTGATATGTATAGTGACCCACAGAATATTACATACGATTTATCCAAACTTTTTGGTCACCCATCATTTAACGGTTCAGTAAAAGTAAACGGTAATTTTAACTTGAATGTACCGGTTCAACCTAACTCAAATAACACAACTTTTGTTACTAATGCGAAGTCACCAGAGTCACACGATTCAATTATGGTTCCATATAGTACGTCTAAACTTTATCACCAACCATACAATTTTCAAGTTGATAACTCACTATTTAGCGCGGTAACGTCAACGGCGATAAGATTTTATTCGTCTATGGACAAATCAAGAGGTATAAATTATACTTCTGCGGGTGGTTTAGGTATTGGGCAATATACTAATGGGGGTGTTGTAAATGATAATGGAAACAGTACACAAAAATTAAGATTTTTTGGTACAACATATCAAGGTAATGTTGAAGGTGGTTCTCTTATGGCTCAAAGTTTACAAGCAAATTCACAACCAAATACAACTGTAAATTCATTAAGTAGTTACAATGGTAGAAATTACTCACCGGCTTATCACGTAACAGACTCATCATTATTTGTATCTATCTCAGGACCAAACCCTAAATTAGTAATGAGGTCAGATAGATTACCAACTTCTGATAAAACACAGGTATTTGGAGGAATATCACACTTATTACATCAAAACGATAATTTTGGTATTTACGTACTGAATACATCAGGACCTCTTTCTACTTTTGCGATGCAACCTACCGATACCACAAATAATGCTCAAGATTTAAGTCCTGATGGACCTCCAACTCAAGCGAGTAGTGTATTGTCAACATTTGATTGTGCGGGTATGGTACCTTTAAAATGTTATGAAGTAGACCCTGTAACAAATAGTTTTACCGTTGAAACGCCTTGTCCTGATAATGAAAATCCTGTTAGAGTAAAATCAGGTTGTTATCAGTTTATACAAAAACCTTATTTAGTTTCTATTGGAAAAGATTTACAAAATTTTTCAGAATGGAAATCAAGATTTAGAATGATGTTTGGGGCGTGTAGAGGAATTTTTTCTCATGTATTTCAAAACAATTGGGTTAATGGTTCGTTGTACATGTACTCATTCAAAAAACAAACTACCTTTTCTATAATAGGGCAACCAAAAAAATATAAGTTTTGTGGTACATACGACTCAACCACAAGACCAGGACAAGGACCTATATTTTACACATCAGGTTCAACAAATTCATTTTTTTACAGAGCAACCCCTTACAACGGAACCGATTTTGTTGGTCAAATACCACAACAAGGAACGTTTACAAATCCAACAATACAACCTGTTAATTTTGATGCGGTTAATGATAGAAATATTATGTTCCCAACTACAATAATGGACTTAGGACCTCGTGACGAGTTTACCCAACAAATTTGTGCAAACCCACAATTTCAAGGTTATATTATTGATTTAATAAAATCTACTTCTTATCAAGACACATCGGACTTACTTCAGTTATTTATTATATCAAGATTAATAAATACAAATTTTTTAAGTCAGTTAGTAGGATTAGGAGACGCATCGATAAATAAAATGTTTTCAAGAACTGGCGACAGGTTAGACGGAGATATAACACAACTTTTCAGTATAAATTCTGAATTTGGAGTTGCGGGGTTTAGTGAAGATGAATACGATGGAACTGGTGATGTATACATATCAACATCAGGTCCCGCAACTTTAGGTGTATTTTTTACATCATCAACAGAAAATAGAATAGTTGTTAGTCCTGGTATTACAACATTTACACCACAACTAACTAATTTTTATGGGTTTCCAAAGACCCAAGAAGTACCATTTTATCAATGGCAACTAAACCAACAACAAGTCCCTACAATTTTTGGTTCAGATACTAATAATTGGAATACCAATCTAATTGGAACTGGTTTTTATAAACAAAAATACCAAGCACTAAGTTTCAGTCAGGCACCATTTTCACAATATTTTAATAATTTAAATACAGGTAAAAGAGGTTACATTTATAATTCAACACCCGCAGGTGCGACTGATGAATCGTTCCCACAAGGACAGTCCATATCATTCTTAGTTGGTGCCCCTTACCATTTTTATTTTGGATTAAATGTCGGCAAAACTTCAATAAACACTTATATCAAAAAATATATTTTGAACCAAGATGTCTAATAGTGATGAAATATTAATTGTTTTAGGTTCTAAAAGGTTTGCGTCTAACACGGACAAAGACGTTTGGATTCAAGCTCCTTTAATCGGAGACAGAAGAACTATGGTTGAGGGTGACAGAACAAGAACTATCAACTTAGAGGAACAATTCAACCAAGAAAGACAAAGTAGCGATGTTTTTAGAATTTCAGGTAAAATTACAAATATATTTCAAAATTCCGTAAGTGGTAAAACGACTTATACTCCGTACAGAAATTCACTATACTATACAAATGCAATTGCAAACGCGACTTCAAATATACCACCAAACCCTAATGTTGCTTGGGAAGGTTACCCACAGTTTGATGAATTTATAGTTTTGAGAACTTCAGGTATAACAGGTCATGTACCATTTGTACCAAAAAGTTCAACAACATATAACTGGTCTTGTTATGTGTCTTACCCTTTCAGTAGTGATACACAACAATTGATGTCATCTACAAATGAAACATACAATGTAACTAACAATTTCATAGCGGGTGACGGTATACCATTTGTTATTGACACAAATTCTTTTAATGGGAAAAACTTGGTATATTTTTATTGTGGAACAATTCACAATCTGAGTGTTGGTGATTACGTAGAATTAAATATTCCATCAAATCCAACAGGACTTGGGGGTAAAACAATTTTTCAAGTTTATCTCTTGGGTGATGGAAATTATGGAACAGAAGATAATGTTTTTGCAATTTATGATTTGAAGTTTCCATCGGCGCAAACCACAACAGGTACTATGGGTACTTTCAAAAGAATTGTTAATATAAGTAATGTTTCAGAATCAAAGTCATTGTACTACGTTAGACTACACAAAATCATAACTAATATATCTGATTGTAACATATCACAAGCTGGTTTTGAAAACAATCCATTTAGCACCAAAACAAAATTAGAATATTCTGCACTTACACCAAATAAAGTTCAAAGAGTGTCGATGAAAGAAGGTTCTAAAACTTTTTCATACACAATCAATAAAGATATAACAATATCAGGGTTCAAAGATAATAACGGAAAACCAATAACTGAATTGTTTTTTACAATGATACAAAGAGGTTATATGGGTTGGTTTAATCCTCCAGCAATAAACCAATTTAACCAACAAACCGCAATCGATATCGGATGGGGGTTCAACTTTTTAGAAAATTCTATTGATACATGGTGGGACCATTCTTCTACTAACAACAAAGACTCCATACCTTTGGGTAACTATGAATTTCCATCGGGTAGTGGACAATTTTTTTACTTTAATGACTTTTTGAAAGATGGTGATATAATAAAGGGTGACTTTTGCGAATACAACAATATCGAACAACAGGAATATGTTATTTCTAAAATGTATCACAAATATTCATTTAACAATTCATACTTTTATGATACGGCAACTCCAAATTATCCAAGTGGATATGTATATGAACCACACCACTCTATAAAAATTAGAGTGTTTAGTGATTATTTAGAGTTTGGTAATCCCGAAGACGTGGATAATATCCCAAACTACGCTTGGTTTTCAACATATGAGAATACATTTTTTTGGAAAGACCTATACACTTATGGATATATTGATGGTGACGGATTAGGGTTGGACTACCCATTTATAAATGGGGCTCACTACCCATTCCAAGATATATTATTACTTCAAAAACCAATTCAAAGAACAACAAAAGTTAATACTACTTTGATAAACAATTTAACAAACGATAACTGTGAGTAACCATTATAGATTTACTTTGAATGTTAATGACCAAGAAATCAATATTCCTATTGAAATCAAATTCGACATGGAAGGTAGAGACCAAGGGGTTGAAAGTTTTGAAAATGAAATTATACAAGATATAATTAATGGAGTTGATGATTTTGAAATCACAAGATTTGCTCACGCACCTTGGGACAATAATCCCGATAAAACAGAAATTTATTACCAGTTTAATTTTTTTAATCCACAATCACCAACAGATTTTATTACAAACCCACCAAGCTCAACTGATTGGTTGGACGACTATGAGTATGCGACATTTACAAATTCTGAAATATATTATTTTTCTAATTCCTTTAAAGGTTCATTTTTCAAATTGGATTTCTATGATACAAAAATCAACGAAAATCAAAAAATTCTTTTTAGCGTAATATTACCAACTCAACAAGGATTAAAAGAACCTGGAACAATTGGACCGGCACTTAACCCAACAACAGTGCAAGTTAAAAAACCTAAATACGTTTTGGACTATGTGGGTGCAGATAAAGAAGGTTTCTTTTATTATTGGTTAAAGAATACTAGTTATATAAATCAGACTACTTTTTACATGACCTGTAAGTTTTTTAACGCAAAAAAAGGTCAGTTTGTAAGAATGATGAATGAACCTCAATCAAGTTTTGTTGGTGGAGGTGCGTACAATTTTGATAAAGAGTTGTTTTTTTATTATAAAGTAGATTTTGATTATAACAATTACGAATATAAAGTTTATAAAGAAAGTCCTGCACTTACAAGAAAAGGGGAAGGACCTTTGGCTACTGAAGCCATAATGTGGTATGAATATGTTAATCCATAATGGAAGCTGAAAAATATAGTATAGTTGTTTCCCCTGAAAATCTGTCATCAGATTTGTTAACTACCGTATATACGGCAAGTACAATTTACGCTTTAGGCGAAAACGAATGTATTACACCAAGCACACCATATACTGCAAATACACAAACAGTAATAACATACTCTGGTCTATCTTACATTTTAAGTGGTGGTACAAATGGTTCCTCACTATTAACAGGTCTTACAATACCAATATTATTTAATCAAACTTATAATGATATTGGGTTTTATTCTGAGTTTGATGGGTTGATGTATCAAAAAGATATTGTTACAAACTTTTTGTTTTCTGGAACAAACATTAACAATACTAACTTAATTACATTATATAACACTTCAGGTGACTTTACAGTAAGTTATTTAGATTTTACAACATACAGTGTAGATTGGGGAGATGGTTCACCAATTGATAGTTTAACTTCTACGACTATAAATCATAATTACATTAATACTGGAAACTTTACGATAACTCTTTCGGGGTCAAATCCTTGGGGAGTTACAGTAATTCAAAAACCTGTTACAATACCTTACCAATTGGCAAATGTACCAAATCCAAGTGGGAATATTGTTTTTACACCACAACAAGGTAGTTGGGCCAATACTCCATTATCCTATAATTACATTTATGATTTAGATTCAGACATAAGTGTACAATACCAACAGTCAAGCAATTGGACTACGGTACCTTTTGTTGTCTCAGGGTATACCACATCAAGATTGTTAGACCTTAAAAGATATGGTCCAAACCCTTATACTGTTGGATATGTTTTTTCAAAAAACAATCAGGTTTTTGGTCAAATAAATACAATCACTCCTGACTTCACAGGGTACACAATAAATAATATTGACTATTACGATTTATCTAATGGAAAAACTTTCTATGTTGTTAATAGTAGTGGTATTACTGCAAACGACATAGTTGCGTCAGCAATTACAAAAAATGAATACCTTTTGGATTTTGTAATGGCACCTGAAGTGCAGTCAGATGTTTTTATAGAAAGGGGGAAATACACGGCGTTTGAACAACTTCAAAGACTTGGGGAGGTAGATAACATTGGGGATATGGAGAGGTACGGTTACGGTTTCTTCAAAATTAATAGAGCATAAAAAACTAAATAAACTATTTATAAAATAAAAAAATGGCACTTGGCACATATGGAATTGTAAGACCCGCTGATGTATCTCCTGACGATGTTGATATTATTTTACATTACACCGCATCGAGAGACGTGACAGATAATTTTTTATTAAAAAAATTAAACTCACAAAGTATTCTTACACCTTACTTCCACAATTCAGATACTGGTGGTAATGCAAACGTTGAACTATTAGGGGGGTTATATAACCTCAAGTTACCGGCAACTGAATTTAATAAAAAAGGAATATATACTGTTTATATAAGACCCGCGGAAATAAGAACCACAATTTCAGACTGTGGAGTTTTATCTGCTTTACCAAATGTTAAGGGAATTATAATAGATATAAATCAAGTTCCCGCACAATTTAGAAGTAGATTTACAAATCAAGGATTGGTTGGGTATAGAGTTGAATACTTAAATCAAGACGGAACTAAAATACCTAATTTTTATAGAATAATTACCTCTTCATTTTTCTGTGAACCCGTAGTTACAGAACAGGTTAATTCATCTCAAAAAAATATAAGATATAGATATGTTGACGGTGGTGCTGACTTAATATTTTGTACATTATCACCCTCGTCTTCACCGACAAACAAACCATCATCAACACCTTTTATTGGTCAACCAAACCAAAGTATAATTATAACAAATACTTTTTTTAACCCAATCACAATAGACATTCAAATGGCTGACTACGACTTGGATACTATTGCAATTGCTCTTTATGGAAATCAAACTAAAAGTATTGAGGATGGTATCTATACTTTATATGATAGTGCAGGTAACATTTATAAACAATACAATCTATTTGAGGTTAGAGACAACTTTAATGAACTTCTTTATGAAGTACGACAAGATAGAGGTAATAATATAGACTTTAGTAAAAACTTTACAAACATTATAACTTAATGGCTAATAAGATTTTTTTTCCTCCTGGTGGTGTTAAAACCTTTTCAGATAACTTAGTCGGCTTTCAGATAGTTGACGGCGGAGGACTTACGCAAGGTAATTTTCAATTTACAACAGCAATATACGAAAAGGCTAATAGAACTTTCGATACTGGAATTTTCTCGGACGCATACACCTTAGAAAATTTAAAAATCGATGATATACAACAGGCAAAAAAAATTGTAGAGAAAAATTTCAAAGTATATCCAAATTTTGACTTGTCTGAAATCACAAGTTTTTCGCTGTATGGTTCATTAGCAAAAAGAATGTCAGCTTCCGCAATTAGAATACTCAACAACTTTCCTGCGGGTATAGAAATATATAACACACCTGTTTCGAATTTATATTCAGGACCAACTGCGTTCAATATTTCATATGATGCAAAAAATGACGAGACAAGTATGACGTTAGACTGTGTCTTATTTAGAAACCCATTTCAAATTGACTATACCGTAAACGCTAAAAGAAATATTGAAGTACAACCATTCCCAATAAGTCGATATCGAGCACTTATCGAATATTATGAAAAATATTCTTTGTATTTTGAAGACCTACAAGTTGAATATCCTTTAACAGACTTTGTCGCGGCATCTTCATTAAGTGCAAAAACAATTGATATTGTTGTACAGGGTAATCCATTTAGTGGTCAAACTTTTTATGGAGGACCTTTAATATTAAAACCATCGAACGAATTAACACAACAAATATTTGACGAAGAGTTAGATGAGGTAGAAAAGTTTTTATTGAATAGAAATACTACCCCAAAATACATGTCAACTTTTGTATATCCTGATTATGGGTCTAATGGTAAAAAAACAATTTATACTGAAAAAATAGTTTGGCCACTTTCAGGTTTTTGGAATTTAGAAATAAATGGACAAATATTTGACAAATATCTAAATGATTTACAGAGAATATCCGCAATTTTAGATGAGTATAAAACTAACCTGATAAGTAGATTTTTAGTAACGGGCTCGATTAAAGAATTTGATACCCCCGACCAAAAAATTGAAAAAGTATTACAAATTTACGGTAGAGAATTTGATGAAGTTAAAAAGTTTATAGACGCATTGGCTCACATGAACTCTGTAAATTATCAAGTTGGAAATGATATACCTTCACAACTATTATCTAATTTAGCTCAAACATTAGGTATTAATCCCAACATCTCACCTATTACTACAGAAAATTTTATCGATTCAGTTTTCAATCCAAATCCCCAACAAATATATGCTGGTCAATCAGAAACACCAACACCAACAGAACTTAACTATCAATACTACAGAAATGTAATTTTAAATTCGGCGTATATGTTTAAAACAAAGGGGACTAGAAAATCTTTAGAATATATAATGAGATTTATTGGGGCTCCTGACGCACTTTTAGAATTTAATGAAGTAATATATTTAGCAGACACAAAAATCAACACCACAAAGTTTGATGAACAGTTTGCTTCTATTTCTGGTGGAACAACTTTCATTCAAGAACCCACTTTAGATGCCGCTAACACTTTTAGTATACAAGGAGTAACATACACAGGATACACAACATCAGGATTAATTAAATTAACTCCTAAAACATTAGGTGATTATGGTATCGACTCAGATGGATACCCTAAAAATCCCACACCAACAGAAACTGACTTTTTTCAAAAAGGTGCGGGATGGTTTGAAAAATCTCCACAACATAGGTCTCCAGAAGTGGCAGACACCGCAAACTCATCATTTGACCCTAGCAACCCTTTCTTAGTTTCTACTTTAAAACCATTTTCTTTTGGACAAGAGTATATGAATAATTTTAGAAAATTCCCTGACATGAGAGTTGGTTATACTTTAACAAGAATTGCCGATAATCAAAAATCATGGGCGGTTGACCAAACAGGAACTAGAAAAGACAACTCTAATTTTAATGGGGTTAATTATAAAGTTAATGATGATAAATTGGTTATTAATTCTAAAAATATTGAATTGTATGTAAATGTTGGTCAAGGAATAACTTATGACATTTGGGATATGTCAGTAAAATATAATTACCCTATCCCAAATAGTGGATTAACATCACCATATCCATATCCTGGAAATGTTGATTGGACCTTCATAAATCCAAAACCAAAAGAAAAAACTTTTTTTGAGTTTGCTCAAGATTTTTATAATAATTTTATAAACGTTAGAAATAGACAAACGATATTCGATGGTAAGACTGGGGGATACCCAACCTTACAATCTGTATTTTGGAATTACCTTCAATCTGAAGAAACAGTTGGATTACCGTCCAACAAGTTTACTTACCAAAAAATGATTGATTTTACTTTAGGTTTGGGTGACCATTGGCAACGATTGTTAGAACAAGTTGTACCCGGAACTACATTATGGTTGACAGGACAAAAAATGGAAAACACAATTTTTCATAGACAAAAATTTGTTTGGAGAAGACAAAGAGGGTGTAGTTTTATACCTGTTGAATGTATACCATGTCGATATAATGGACAACCATTCAGTTATGACTGTATTGACCAAACATTGACTTGTCAATTATCGGGTAATGGTCCTGATATCCTACAACAAACTTTAGCAGCATTATTAAAAAATAGTGGGTATACTCAAAATCAGTGTGATTTAAATAGTTTGGTAACTAATTGGTTTATTGATTGTAGATTAGATAATCAAATACTAGTACAGTCCAACTTTTACACAGGTTACGGTTTGAACGATTACCCATCACAAACACAAATAATCAATTCGATAAATAGTGAGTTACAAGTATTGTATCAGTACGGGTTAAACTACTACTTGGCGGGTAATGAACTGATAGTTAGTAACTCTACTTGTTACGATAACTTTACAAATAGTTCTTTTAGATTAAATATAGGTATAAACATTAGTATAAATTGTAATTAATGGCGTGTGTTTCAGGTTTAACTAACGGATATTTTTACTACGTAGATTGTTGCGGAGTTACAAGAACAGGTGCATCACTTGCTCAAAGTGTTTGTATTGATAGTGCTCTATCAGGAACTTCATTTGGTATTGTCATTGCGACAGGTCAAACCTGTACACAGAACTGTATACAAGGGGCTTTAGATTACACATTTCAAGTAACGGGAGTATGTAGTGCAACAACAGGTAGTGTTAAATTTAATCCATTTGGAGGTGCTGCTCCTTACACAATAGATAATATCATACCCGGAACCATCACCGCTCAGACAAGTTACAATCCAATAACATTTACAGGATTAACCGAAGGTGTATATGTATTTAGATTAAATGATACCCTTGGATTACAAAATAATGAACTCTATATAAATGTCGCAGTCACTGAATGTTTTGAGGCACGTATATTTGCTTCAGGTACTACTTGTGGGTTAGATAATGGTTCACTACAAGTAAGCGCATCAACAACAGGGTCACCTTATACTATTATATTATACCAAAATGGTTCTGTATATGATGTTGAAACTACAAGTGTATTACCATATACATTTACAGGATTACAAGATGGTATTTACTACGCCACGGTTGTTGATTACGGTGCGACAACAGCAAACACAGAAAACGGAGTTATAAGTGCAAGTACTGCTGTAAATTTTGGTTTTTGGAAAGTAGATACTTCTAATTGTGTAACTAATTGGGGTAAATTAGCGGTCACCGGAATTACAGGTACTGGACCATACACATATTTGTGGAGCAATGGACAAACAAGTCAAGTTATTACGGGTTTAACTCAAGGGGTATATACATGTACAGTAACAGATAGTCTTGGATGTCAAACTACTTTATCTGAAATTGTTGGGGTTGCAACACCCATGAGTTTGGCATTACTAACCGCAAATAACCCAACTTGTTTTTCTTCAGATGGTTCATTAACATTTACAATAAGTGGAGGTAGTGGTCCTTATTATTATTCTGCCAATACATCACAAGTTGGATACACATTATCCGACACTTTTACAATAACAGGACTTACAAGTGGTAATTATCAAGTATTAGTTACGGATGCAAGTTTATGTAATATATTGTTGAACGGAAATCTAAGTTCACCAAATGGTTTTAGTGTTGCGTCTGTAAATGTAACGGGGTCTAATTGTAATGTGAGTAATGGTCAAATAGATGTCACAATACAAGGGGTTAGTGGTTTTTATAGTTACACTCTTTCAGGACAAAATACAAACACACTATCAACCACCACAACACAAAACTTAACTGAAAGTTTTACAAATCTACCTAACGATACTTATTATTTAACAATTTCAGCGAGCGGAACCAACTGTGTATATACAAACACCTACACCGTTTCATCTATCCCTAAATTTTCAATAAGTTTACAAACAACAGGTGCAACTTGTAGTCAAAATAATGGTATTGCTATCGTTAATGTTTCAACGGGGTATACATCACCTTTAGATTATGTTTTAAGTAATGGTAATACAATTATTGACACACCATTAAGTTCTATAACTTATAATAATTTAACTTCAGGTTCTTATACAATTACAGTTACAGACACGGATGGATGTGCGGTTTCTTCAGGTTTTACAATTAACACGGGTGGTGGTATTACGGCTTCGGTGGCAACCACTAATTGTACGGGATTAAATGATGGTACAGCAACTGTAGTGATAAACGCAGGGACACCACCATTTTCATACCTATGGTCAAATAGTCAAACGGGTTCCTCTATTTCTAATTTAGCTGCGGGACAATATAGTGTTGATATTACAGATAGTACGGGTTGCACTTTAACACAATATTTTAATATAACTTGTTTAGGTACAAACGTTACAAACTATGAAATATTTAATGTTTGTTCAAATACGTTTATAACATCAACAGGTAACCAAAGAGGTTTGGCCGAAATGTTAAATGAAGGTTATTTGGATTTAATTTCAGGTTATAGAAATTGTGTTTTTAATAGTGCTGAATTGGTGTGTGAAATAATCGTAAGTGGGGTTACATATTCACAACCATTTTACACCGCCACAACACTTAATGATGTACCTCAAGATTCATTATGGCAATCAACAATCGAACAAATATTAGACACTATACCAGAAATCTCAAGTTACAATATTGATTTGTTAAATAACACATTAACTGTTATTTCAACGTGTAGTGGAGATGACGACCCATTAGCCGATGAAGATTTTACTTTAGGTTTAGAAATAACATATGACATTGTTTGTGGTGTATAGATGGCATATGACGTAACAATATCAGGAATTACAGGAGGAACTCCACCATACACTTTATATGTTTGTGATGAATATGGTAATAATTGTCAATTACTCGGCTCAACAGGAGGAACTTTTGTACTTTCATCACTATTTCAAACGGCAGATACTTTGATGTTCAAAATTGTCGATTCTACTTTATGTGAATATTTTGAAATAGTAAGTTGCCCTCCTGAGTATTTATTACAAGAGAACGGATTTTATATATTACAAGAAAACGGTTTTAGAATATATTTATAAGTATGGATTTAAGAATTTCACAACTACCTTTTGTCACTTCCGGGGCACCAAATTCAATACTAGCTATTGTAAATTATAGTGGCGCCGTTACTGGAGTTACAAGTGCAATTTATTTTTCATCTGTTACTAGAAATCTTTCAGGAGCAACTGGAACATCGGGAACTAATGGTACTTCCGGCACAAACGGAACATCAGGAACGAATGGTACTTCGGGTACTAATGGAACGTCTGGCACCAATGGTACTTCCGGCACAAACGGAACATCAGGAACGAATGGTACTTCGGGTACTAATGGAACGTCTGGCACCAATGGTACTTCCGGCACAAACGGAACATCAGGAACAAGTGGTCAAAG